ATGTATGAAGAATTCGTCCCGGAACGGCTGGCAAAGCTGAGATTACAAAAGGGCGTATCTGCACGCGACATGTCATTGTCGTTGGGGCAAGCGAACAACTACATCAATAACATCGAAAACAAAAAATCACTTCCTGCCATGCAGTCCTTCTTTTATATCTGCGAATATCTCGGCGTAACGCCGAAGGAATTCTTTGACGAAGAAAACCTTTATCCAGAAACCTTGCAGGAATTTATTGCAGAGGCAAAGAAACTGGATTCCAAATCAATGACATATATCCTCGGCATTATGAAAGAATTGAACAGCAAGAAGTAAAGCGGTCACGGAAAATGACCGCTTTCTTCTTATTATTTCCCATACTGTCCTAAATTAAGTCTGGAAACGCTCTATATTTATCCTGATTTATACCCCGGTACTCCCAAAGCCTCCGGTTCCGCGCTTCGCGCCCAAATCTGTTACAAAATCTGCAATCACAACAGGAGTAATTACAAGCTGGCCTATCCGCGTTCCTTTGGAAAGTTCCTGCGGTTTGTTGCTTACATTACTGATAATGGCATGGATTTCCCCACGGTAGCCGGAATCCACAGGAGGCAGCTCACAGACCAGCCCCTTTATTGCCATGCTGGTGCGGGGAAATACGAAGCCAGCGTACCCGTCCGGCACTTCAATCCCGAACCCAAGCGGAACCTTTGCGATTTCTCCCGGCTGCAAGGTGCAGTCATAGGGCATATACACATCTGCACCGGCATCATTCCCGTGTGGACGGAAAGGGCGACGGCTCTTTGGCACGCCAAAGTCAATCAATTTGATTTTCATGCACCGCCTCCTTCCAAAAGTACCGGGTAGTCGTTTCTTAAAATGTCCTCCGGTGTCATAGTTGCCGCCAGTTTCTGCCCACAGGTCATTTTTCCCTCCAGACATTTGTCCATCTGACAGAACGGTCCGGTCTGGGAAGGGGAGAACAAAGCCGGGCTGAGTGCGTAAAGTTCCTCCCAGATTTTCAAGAGCACGATCCGGGTTTCGTCCGTATTGCGCCGGCATACCCGCTGGCTGATGATGTGTTTCCACTGATAGGGTGTAGCGCTGATAATCAGCACATTCCGAAGGCCCTGGGGTGTGGCATAGCCCGCCGCGTCATGGCCGATTCCCGCGCTGCACAGCTTTTCGTAACAGTCCATGCCCTCGTGACAGCTTTTTAAGTACAGTTCCCCGACCGCGGCCGGGGCGGTTAAAATCTCATAGGGTACCGCAAAATCCGCCTGTCCCGCGTAGTTACTGTATTGCAGCGACGCGCTCATAAACTTTACTTCGTTCTGGTGCCTGGTGATCTGTGCCAGAAAACGCCTGCTTGCCCCTACAACTGCCACAGTGATTACCGCAAATTTTTGGACCGTGGGGTGAGGGAGGCTGCTGATGGCCGCCACGGTATTCTCGCTGAATGACTTTCCATAGAGTGCCAGCAGATCATCCATCGTGGCGATCTTATGTCCCCGCTGGGTAAGCCGCGCTGCAAAAACCATATTTCTCTCGGCCTCGGCAACCGCCTGGCAGTTCAATATTTTTACTTCAATTCGGTTGATTGGTATGTCCCTCCTTTACAATGGCTTTCAGTAAAAACAGATAGTTTAAGCTGTCTGTAATCTTTTCGTCCCATGTGCTTATGTCATAGCTCGCACCATCGTCAAAGCACATGTCATACAGGGAAACGATATGCTTCGCCAGCATCCCGGCAAGTGCACGTTCCGGCGTGGTGTGCTGCAAAGCTGCCGCCGCCTTAAAAGCTCCCAGCCGGTCCGTATCGTCTCCGGTGTATTCTTTGGTTTTCCGTTGCAGCGTGTCGGCGCAAAGCCGCACCTGCTCGTCAAAAACAGCATTGACTTCATTTTGCGTAATGTGACATTCCTCCTTTTTGAAAACAGAAAGCCGGCTACCCTAAAGCATCTTAGAATAGCCGGCAAATAAATGGTTATGTAGTTGTTACAGGGTGTTGATCTCTTTTTCCAGTTCCCGGACCGCCGCTATGACAGTATCGAATGTAGGTACATCACCATACAGCATATCCTTCATGGAATCATAATCCGCCTCTAACGCTGCGAACCGGTATTCCGGCGGGATCAGCTTTAAGGTGCCTGGCACAGCCTCCGGGTACTTCGCCCATGCCCTGGGATAGAATTTCATTTTGAAATCCACAACCTTTTTAAGCAGGCCGAGCTGAGAGAAAGCGGCTTCTTTTACCGGAGTCAGAGCCATGCGGTACAAATCGTAATAATGCCTGGAATACCGCTGTGGCATTTCCAGATGTTCCGGCCTGTTGGCCTCATGGTGCAGGATCGTAGCTTTTTCCCAGAAAGTCCGCTCCGGGGCAACCGTCAGAATATTCGTTCCTTTCTGCTCGAACACATCAGGGTAATACTCCGCGGCATACGGCGTAATCTCCGCAGACTTTGCCGGCGTCCATGCGGCCAGCGCACCGATTTCCAGCCGGATCACCTGCAAGGTTCCCACATTGGTAAACAATTTTGGGTAGGCAAAAATAACTGTCTGCTTTTCTTCCTCGTCCATGTGAATGTCAGCTTCACGGCCAAGCTCCTGAGATAATTCTTCTTTGATTGCGGGGCAGAAGGTTTTTGCCAGAAAGACCTCCGCCCGTGCATTAGCCTCTTTATTGAAAGCGTCCTGCTTCGTGTTGGAACGTTTCTCCCAGGGCTCGTCTCTGCCATATCCTAAAACCCGCCAGTCCAGAATCAGGTCAATATCTTCGGAAAACCGGCTGATCAGGCGAAAGGCTTTCGACAAGCTGGTACCGCCCTTAAAGGTAATCGAATCTTTCCAGGGAGAACGTTGAAACAGATAATCCAGCGTAAAGCATACCCAAAAATCTTTTTCCACAATGGCATCGTTGAGCCCCATCTTATCTGCTGTGTTACGGAACAGCCTCCGCTTATCATTGTCTGAAAATCTTGCAACGTTTTTCATCTCTAATGTACCTCCCCGGCAATCTGCCGTATCGCATTGTAAACCCAATCCGTAGATTCTGCCGCCTCTCTTAGCATAGCGGCTTTATCGTCCTCATTCAACCGGGAGCTAAGCGTCTGAATCGTTTTGGAAGTGACATTTGTTTTCCCCAAAGTTTTCAATGCCTGAATCACCAGAACCGTCATATAAGAAAGACCCGTGATCTCCTTATTGGTCCTGTGCTTAAATTCCAGTTTTGTAGAATTCCACTCATAGGTCTTATATGGACCGTCGCTGATATAGGACCATACCGCTGTTACCTGCGTGGAAAGCCCTAACAGGTTCAGCGCCGTATTCCCACAGGGAGCAATCGTCCAGTGATAGTTCCGGGCCAGCGCTTTTGCTACCGCCTCCGGGTCCGCCGCTACATATTCTTTCAGCATTTCGCTGTATTCCGGCTTCTCATAAACACCTTTCAAAATCCGCCGGAGCGTACCTGCCTGTGTAAGCCGGTTCAGGTTCCGTCTTATGGTTTCCGTATCAGCAATATCAGCAAAATCAGAATTGACAAAAACGGTTCCTTCTGCCGCTGCGCCAATTCGCTCCTGAATCTGTCTGGAATATCCATTTGCCACTTTGCTCACCTCCTTTTGTCCCGAATATTATATATTATTCGGGACAAATTTTCAATAGACTCCGAGAGTTTTGTTTATAGTATTCCCACGCAGATCAGGATTTATACAGCAATCTCAAAAAAGGAAAGAACCGCTTCCGGGAAGGGGCAGAGCGTATACTACTTTTATGTCCCGTATTTTATATATTATTCGGGACATTTTTAAGCAGAGGGCAGATAAATCCAGTCGTGCATCAGGCACACGCTGGGTTCGTCCTCCCTGGGAACCAGGCGATAGGTACATTCCCCGTACACGGTCCGTTTATCCTCGATCTCCATTTCATAAGCCTTGTAGAAGCGGTATTCGATATTGGAGATAATACATCTAAGCGTCTGCAATGCCTCCCGCTGGGAGGTCACGATCAGGTCTCGGTCAATACTGCGCTTTAAGAACAGCAGCGACTTATAAAGCTGTACCTCCGTGCGGTAGGGCCGGCAGTCCATCGTCTCCAGCCAGTGGCAGAAGGCTACCGGGCCGCTCTCAACCAGTTCCCGCTCCGGGTGGTAATACTCGTAACAGTCCAGGTTGGCCGTGTTCAACAGGTACAGCATTTCCCTGATCTCATTTTCCGGCATGTCATAGAACCGGAGAAGGGAACGGTACAGGTGTACATAGCCGGGTATCGAAACAATGGTATTCACCATAGAAAAAATCCTCCTTGTAAATGACTGGTGCGGGAGCACATGCCCCCGCACCGGTTTTCACTCTGTTCAGTTGTTTACTTCCACCAGCTTAGCCATGACGATGAAGCGGCTCGCGCCTCCGGGCGTACAGGTGGAAAGGGTCAGCACTTTATCGCTGCTTGTCACCGTGACGTCCGTTTCCACAACGGAACGCTCTGCCATAGCGGTAAGCCAGGTCGTATAAGCGCCGTCATCCTTCCAGCTAAGACGCCAGGGAGAGGTATCGCTGCCGGATTCGGAAGGCTTTGCCACAAACGCCGTGAAAATCTTACAGAGATAACCGCCCTCCGGGGTCACAAGGTACATCTGCTTATGGGTATCAAAGTAGCTCTGCTCGTCATACTCATTCAGGGCGGCGAACATGGAGCCATCCCGCATGTTATGCCCGTAAATAATGGTGTTTCGGTCAGAAAAATCCGCCTTGTTCTCATAATCCGCGAACAGGCAACCCGTCTTGTTATAGGTGCCGTCATACAGATGGTGCAGATAATACTCGTTGTCGTCTGTCTGCGTCACCGGATAGTTGACAGGCGTATCAGGAAGGGTAAGCCATCCAATTATGTCCGGCCCGGTCTCCCTTAAAGCCTCAAAGTCTACCACAGGGAGGACCACAGAAGGTTCCTCCCCGGCAGGTTCCGTTTCCGTCGTATCATTTTCCGGCGCTTCGGTCTGCTCCGGCATCTCCACAAGAGCCGAAATGTCCTCATAGGCTCCGGCGCTCTCTGAATACTGGCTAAGGTCGCGTACCATCAGGAATCCGCTGCCAAGCGCCAGCAACCCGCAGAGGGAAACCACCGCAATGCCGACAGCCTTTGTCTTTGGGGTATTTCTGCTGTACTTTCCCTTTTTGAAATAGAGCGCAGCGAACAGCCCGCCGCCGATCACAGCCAGCACAAGAAGCCCGCCGTACAGGAAAATAAAATTATCATCCCCGGTCTGCGGTACTCCCTTATCAGGATTAGAAGGAGTGGAAGGGTTAGACGGATTGGAAGGCGTTTTCGGGTTATCAGGAGTTTCCGGTTCCTCCGGCTTCTCGTTGAAGAACTGAACCGTGGCGGTCTGATCCGCCTTGATCTCCACCGTGGCCGCGTCAGGAATGATATAATCCTTGCTTGCACGGTTGGAAAGTTCGGTTACGGTATAAATACCGACGCGCAGTCCCTTAACCTCGATCACGCCGGATTTCGGTGTGGTGAATGTCTCACAGTAAGAACCGTCCGCGCTCTTGACCTCAATGGCAAAGCCGTCCTTTCGTCCGTCACTGGAATCTTTGGTAATTTTCAGATTGCCGCGGTATGCCTCATTGGTAAAGCCCCGGCCTGCCTCGCCGTTTTCGATCACAACGGTCTGGCCGTCCTCGGTGATCTCAAAATAGTAGGCGTTTTCGTCAGGCTGGTAGCCCTCCGGCGCTTTCTTTTCCTTTACGAAATAGCCTTTAGCCAGAAGATCCTCCGCCATGTGGAATCCGCCGTCTGTTTCTTTCAGAGTGCCTACCAGGGTATCTTCGGCGTCCAGCTCCTTGTTGCCGTTGATGTCCTCATACAGTTCAAATACCGCGCCGGAGAGGAAGCGCAGGAAGGTATTCTCTTTGTCGCTCTCCACAGAGGAAGGTTCATCCACCGCCTCGGTCTTATGGAGCTGCACCCGTCCGCGGATCAGGGTATCATCCACACGGATTTCGATTGCCTGGCCGTCCACACCGATATAAATATGGTGTTCCTCCGGGCTCACTGTATAGAGCGCGGGAGCGGAAATTTCCTTTACGATCCAGTGGCCGTAAGGGATATTCTCAAAGGTAAAGCTGCCATCCTCGCCGGTGGTTACGGTAAACAGCGCGTTTTCTTCGGTAAATTCCTCGGTGTCCGGCTGAAACAGGCCCATCACCGCGCCGGCCAGCTTCACAGCCTCGCCGCCATCTGCGTTCTCACCGTATTTCACACCGTCTACACGCCCACGAAGCAGGTCATTGGGAACGGCCTCGCCCTCACCCACAAGAATCTGCACCAGCGCCGCATCCTGGCCCGCATATTCAAATACTACCGGGTACTCGGTATCGGAAAGGATATAGGCACTGTTTGTGGTGCGTTCCTTCACATAGTAGCTGCCAAAAGGAAGGTCAGAGGCGAAAGAAGCGTCATAACCGCCAGCCTCATTTGCAGAAACGGAAACCACTTCCAGAAGGCCGCCAGCCGGGATCACGCTGCCATCCACAGCCGTCAGGTCGGCGGAAGCATATAGTCCAAAAGAAATATCCTTGTATTCCTCATTCATGCCAAGCCCGAACAGCTCGTCCGTTTCCAGTGCTTTGAACAGGCTCACATCCACCTTCTGGCGCTCGTCATAAAGCCCCACGGCCGTTTGTGTGACCTCCACGGTCTCTCCCGCGTAGGTAAGCTCTACATATTCCGGCTGGGTGTTTAAGACCATCCCCGCCGGCGCCTGGCGTTCCTCCAGTCGGTAGCAGCCCAGGTACAAAAGCCCGCTCTGTGCCGTCCCGTCATCCCCGGTGGTAAGGGTTTCCACAACCGTGTCCTTTGCCGCGTGAAGCGTACCGTCGCCGGTATAAATATCCCCGTCGGCGATCACATCATAGACCGCGCCGGGCAGCCCCATGACTTCATATACCGGCTGATACAGGCCGTCGTTTTCCTGGACGGAAGCGAATACCTCGCCGGTCTTTGTAATGGTGAGCTTACCCTTCTGGGGCATGTTATACTGTGTTACGGTCACAACCGCCTCGCTGCCGTCAATGGTGAACGGTACGGGCTCACTGGAAAGGACATAGCCGTAAGGCGCCGCCACCTCGTAAAGCTCATAATCCCCGGTATGCAGAGGTTCCGGCAGCATGAGCCAGCCTTCGTCCGAAACATAGAAAGTATCAAGGGTTTCCGGATTCGGATAATAGATTTCCTGGGTGACAAATTCCCCGGTAGACAAATCCTTGATCTGGAAACCAGTGCCCGTCATCGGGATAATATTGCCGGTCTCCGCGTCGCATTTCTCCACTTTCAGTCGTGCCGTGATGGTACGGTTATTCAGAATATAGCTGTAAGTCTGGCCGTTTGCGGAAATAAATACGGTAAAGTCCGGGATAAACGCCTTTCCTTCTTCGCCGGCTGCCTGGTGAACCGTATAACGGCCATAAGGCAGCATTTTGGAGGAAGCGAAGCCGTCCCCATCGGTTGTGAGCAAATCACGCTCGCTTTCCTTCGCCGCGTCATAGCTGCCCGCCGCTTTCAGGTAGATTTCAAAGACAGCCCCGGCCTCCGGGCGCTCGATCACGCCCTCATTTGGTTCGTCCGTATTTTCATCCTCGGACACATCCGGGTCCAGGTCGTCCGTATGCTTTACAAGCTGGATATTGCCATAGATCACGGTTTCCGTGACCTGGTTCTCCGTGGTGTTCAGTTCCACTTCGTACAGCGTCGGGGAAGCGCCCACCTCATAGACCGTATCATTTAAGAGGTAGCCGGTGCTGGGATCAATTTCCTGTACCGTCCAGCTATCGCCACAGACATAGTAGCGGGTCATAAAGCTGCCGTCCGGCCCGGTGGTATAGGTATCTACCAGATCACCGTTATTGAACAGGCCGTAAGTCGCACCCGCAAGGGTAGCATCACCCTGGGCGGTTCCGGTGTCCGCATCGCTCTTAATCACATGGACGCGGAATTTCTTCAGGATATTGCTGAAATGGACGGAGGCCGTCTGACCGCTCTCAACCGTCACATACTGCGCGGAAGGGGTCACATAGCGGTCCACCGGCAGCTCCTTCACCAGATAGGTGCCGGGCAGCAGCTTTTCTTTGATCTGCCCGTTGTCTCCCGTAGTTACAGTTTCATCCACTTTATTTCCCAGAATGTCCGTGCCGGAGATACGGAAAGGAATCCCGGACACAATGCCGTCCTCGCTGGTCTTGACAATCTTTGCGGTGCCGTAGGTTTCGGTCTTGATCTTCACAAAAAAGGAAACTGGGTCGCTGGCGCCGGTCATCATGGTCTGGTAGCCCGGCCTGCCCCAGATCAGCATATCATTGGCAACCGGAATATCCTTTCGGAATTCAAAGGTGACAGGGTTCATAATCATGTTCTTGCTGGTGAACGTGTACTTGTTCCCGTTTCTTGTGACGGAAACGCCGCTGCCTTTCAAGGTTTCCAGATTGATTTTCAGGTTATTGGTGTCAGTGACAGTCAGGGTATAGACTTTTTTCTCCGTGTCCCATTTCAGTTCCAGCTCCGGGGCTTCGCTTTTCTTCGTGGAAGTAAAAGAGGGAACCGTGGAATGGGAAGCAACCTGTGAAAGAATCCAGTTGTAGGCTTTTTCCGCAGGACGTCCGGAAACCACGCTGTAATACTGGTCTGCGGAGGCGTGGCCGTTTCCATGACGGCTGTAAGGGTCGCTCCGGAGCTGCTGCTGGTATTCCCAAAGGATGATCTGTGTCGCCATCTTATAATCATCTTCGTTAATGCCGGACACAGGAAGGGAAGCGCCGGGCTTCCAGCCGTAGATCGCCGTCAGGGTAATGCCCCGGCGTGCTTCTGCGGGAAGAAGGTTTAAGTAATTGCTATTCGTACCGCTTTCCGAGGTGTAGGTATTTTCGGAAGTGTTATAGGCAATACCGCTCTCCACACAATAGACCTGCTGGCTGCTCCCGTCCGAAGCTGTCAGCATATAGTGCCGGTAAGCGTTGCCCCCGGAGCTGGTACGCACATCCATCGTTCCGTCAGAATTGTAAACAAGGTAGGTATAAGACGCCGGGCTGTAATAATGCTGTCCGTCAGACCCCACATACTGATCGCCCAGCCAGGAGCTTGCTTTCTGTCCCGGCGAAAACGCAAACGCCTGAGTAGGGATTAGCCCCAAGACACATACTGCACAAAGCAGAAATGCCAGCAGCCGCTTTACACCGCTGCGGTAATGGATTGTTGTTTTCTCCATGAAATATCCTCGCTTTCTTAAAATAGTAAAGGACAGCTTTATTCGCTGTCCCTGTCGTCAAAATCATCCTCGGAGAGATATTCCGGCTCACCGTAAGCCTCGTCCGGGTCAAAGCCCTCCCCGTAGCCGTCGTCCTCGTCAAATTCGTCCTCCGCCTGCTGCTTCGGGCGCACGATCTTCACATAGTAGCCGATACCTCCGACTGCAAGCAAGGCGACGATCACAAAAATAATCGTGCCAGCGCTGCCATTGTCCTTTTTCGGCTGTTCGGTCTGTGCGGGTTCCTCTGTTTCCGCAGGTTTTTCCTTTCCGGTGCAGCCCTTCAGGTCGTTCTTGCAGACCGGGCAGGCGGTATTGACTTTTCCGGCCTCGCATTTCTCCGTACAGGTGCAGACCTCCGCAGCCGGGATCACGCTCACGCTGCCGTCGCCCTTTTCCGCCAGGGCCATCAAATCAGCTTCGGTAACGCCGTTCAGGAAATAGACGTTGTTATCGTCCCTTTTTCCGTCAATAATCAGATAGAATACATTTCCGGCCTCGGTGGTAATCGTATAAAACTGCTTATCGTCACCCTCGCCGGTAGCTTCTTCCAGAACCGTTCCGGTACCTTCCGGGGTAAATGCGCCCTCCGGGATAGAAGAAGTAGTTTCCGTTTCCTCCTGTGAATTGGAGCTATTGCCATTTCCGTTTGTGCCGGACGCTGCATTGCTGCCGGCATTATTGCCCGTGTTCGTACCTGCATTAGAGCCATTCCCGGAATTGCCGCTTTGGACGCTGTTGTTTGTACTTCCGGAAGAAGCCGCCTGCGCCTGTACCGGTTTTACAGATGGCGTACTGCTCTGGGCCTGCTGTATTGTGGCAGAAGGTTTTTCCGTAGGCGCCGGTTCCTTGTAATAGGGGTTATCAAACTTTACGGTTTCCGAGCGGTTCCCTGCATAGTCCTGGGCATACACACTCACCTGTTTTTCCGTGCCGGCATAGTCCTTTAAGGCAACGGAAGCCGCCCCATTGGTTAAAGAATTGATACGATTCCCGTCTACAAAAACCGCCTCCACGCCGGAATGATTGTCGCTGCTTTCTATTTTCAGCGTGTCGCCGTCCAGGGAGGCCGTGAGTTTTGGCGGTGTGGTATCTTTGTCCCCCGCAGCATAAGCCGTCAGGGGCAAAGCTATGGCGCTTATGATAAGCACAAGCGCCAGTAGCAAAGAGATTTTTTTAGTCCTCATTCATTTCCTCCTGTTTCTTAAGCGGACCATCCCCGTCTGGGGCGGCCTGCTGCGATTTCAGAAACTCGGCCAACTGCTGGGGTGTCAGATGGAAGCTGCGGGCAATCGTCACATAATCGGTATTCTCCAGCTCCGTTTTCTGTTTTTCCAGGTCGCGGAGCTTGGCCTGCATCTCCGCGATCCTGGTTTTTGTCTTATCGATCTCTTTCTCCAGTTTTTCAATCTTAGGGTTCAATTTATTACCTCCAATCTGTCAGGGCAGACGCCCAAATGTATAAAAGTGCTGTTGCCAGTAGCTTGTGTTGATATTTGCGTAGGAGATCGGGTCCCCACAATGGATCATCATTCCGTTACCCACATAGATTCCTACATGGCTTGCGCCGCTGGTGTTATAAGTGCCCTGGAAGAATATCAGGTCGCCGGGTCTTGCATCCGCGCTTGATATAGGCGTACACACGCCTAAAAGCCCGTCTGCGGTCAGGCGTCCGAAATTCCAGCCAACGCCGCAATGGTTGACTACCCAGGAAACATAGCCGGAACAGTCAAAGGAAGTGGACGGGCTTGCGCCTCCCCACACATACGGATAGCCTAAATACTTTTCAGCCTCCGCAAGCATAGCGGCAAACTTTTCATCTGCAAGAGCCTCCGGTGGAACATCATAGTCAAAATAGTTTCCTCCGCCGCCTGCGCCTGCCGCTGGCAAATGACGCTCGCTGGTATCGCCGGTATCGGCAAAGTACAGAGGATTCAGGTATTGCCCGTCAACCAACACTTCCAGGTGCAGGTGCGGCCCGGTGGAATTTCCGGTGCTGCCGACCTTTGCGATCACGTCCCCGGCCTTGACCTCCTGGCCCACGGATACAAGAATCTGCGAACAGTGCCCGTATTTCGTCGTAAGGGTATGCCCCTCGTAAGCCTCGCCCTCAATGGCGACACACAGGCCATAACCACCGGCTTCACCGTCCAGCGTGACCGTGCCATCATGCCCGGCAAGGATTTGTGTACCCTGGGACATCCCAATATCAACGCCGGTATGGTAATTCTTTTCCCCGCTGATCGGGTGTACCCGGTAGCCGTAGTAGCTGGTGACATAGGGCAGCCAGTTCGTGCCAAATACATTTTTCACATACTGCCGGTTGCCTTTGGTCTGCAATAAAATCTCGCAAATTTCCTTCTGGTCTGCGTCCATGCGTGAAACCACCAGGTTTTCAAGCGGCGTGGAAGTAAGCGTTACATTTAAGATGTGCCACTCATAAGACACTTCTTCTTCGGTTTTTTCGCCGGTCTCCGGGTCAATGTTTGTTTCTGTCCGGTAGCGGATTTCCGTTTCCTCCGTGAAGGATAGGGAATACTGCCCGTTAAAAAGCTCCCGGAGGACGCTCTCAATCTGTGCATAGGTGAAATCCTGATACGCAGAGGTGAGATACCCCATCAAAACATAAGGGTCATGTTCAATGGGGCTGATGTTATAGCGGTATTCGTCATAATCGGGCCGGTCCGATTCCACACGGTTGATCTGCATCTGCAGGTCCGTTTCCCACTCGGTATATATAAGTTCCGCATTGTTGATGTCCGCGTCGTCCGCCAGATAAGTAGAGGCAGCAAGGCTCCCCAGCCCTCCGGTTCCCAGATTAGAAAAGGAAGAAAAGAGGGAGGTAATCAGGAAAAATACCAAAAGGAGCAGAACCACGATTCCGCATATAACCGGGTGGCGCTTGACAGCGTGAACCACGCTGGCAGCGATTTTTTCTGTTGTAACAGCGGTGTCCTTTGCGCGCTTTCCCGCTTTTTTCGCCTCTCTGGCTGCTTTGGCATACTGGCGTTTTATTTTCTGTTTCTGCCACATCCGGGCAAGAAGATTTTTCTTCAGCTCCGGGTTGTCCTGTAATACCTGCCGGTAGGCAAGCCGGGCATTGGCCCTGGCTGATTTCTGCTGTAATTTTGCCACCCTGCGGTATGGCGCGGTCTTATGCCTGTGATATGCCATGCGCAGTCCCGACTCGCTTACAAGCTCGGTGCGGTGGGTCGCTTTAATGCCGACATTTTCATCCTCCGCCTGGTAGATTTTTTTATGAGCGTAACCAACCGCCATATTTGTGCCGGCCTTTACCGGGCGCATCGGAGCAGGACCCTTTACATGGGCCCGCTGGGATTTCACCTCCTTTTCAAATTTCAGGCGTTTTTTTGCTTTACCCGTATCAGGATCAGAAGATGTTTCCATCCGCAGCTTACGGCGGGCAGGCAGGCGGTTTTCCGCCTGTTCCAGCTTTTCCGCTGTCCGTTCTGCTTTCCGTCTAGCCTGGGTGAGCTTTTTATCCGCTGTTTCCGGTGGGAGTTCGTCAGCGGCAAATTCCAGCTTGGAAGGCCGTTTGGGTTCTCCTTCGGCTGCCTCCGGCGGTTTCTCCTTTGGTTCCTCGGCTTTTGCCGCCTCCTGGAAACGCTGCTGGTACTGATTGCCATGCTGGTGCATCCGGGAACGGCGTTCTGCCTGACCGGGTTCTCCCTGTGTGTGGCGTTCTGTACCAGAATTGCCACTGTCAGAATCCGCACGCCGGGAATCTTCATATCTGAAATCCCTCCGGCGCGGTTCCGGTGCAGAAGTTCCCGGTTCCAAATGGTTCTGTGTTTCAGGTGCCCGTGCCGGCTCATGATCCATATCCCTGCCTTCCGCGCATTCCGGTATGGAAGTATCCATCTGCTGCGGGATATCCGCTGTGGAAGGCTGTGTATCATCCGCTGCCTGCTGTGCTGCGGTTTCATACCTCCGGCTCCGGGCCGTTCCCGAAGAAGGGGCGTCCCTGGCCCGCAGCAGGTTAAAATCCTGTTCGCTCTGCCGGGCGTCTATCCGTTCCTCCGCATGAGAATCACGAACCGGCATCCGGGCATCTTTCTTTTTCCTCTGAAATTCTTTGTCCCGCGGCACTGTTATCACCTCCAGTCATTTTTATTTTTCGGGAATTTACGCACCTGCCACTTCATCAGGCCGTGTTGTAAGTACGCTGTATAACAGGGTATCTTTCGGAAAATGATCGACAAAGGGGATAATCACATTCCCGAAGAACAGAAGCCCCTCGCCGGGGCCGGAATGGGTCACATAGGAAAGCTGGTGCGGGGAAATTCCCAACTGCTTCGCCAAAATCTGCCGGTCTCCCTGGGCCTGGTTCAGCATGTAGATAAAATCCGAGTTCTCAAAGATATTCTCAATCTCACGGGAGGCCAGCAGGTCGTAGGGTAGGGTAAAGGCGCCTTGCCGCCGCTGGCGGCAGGTTTCCTACACCCTCCCTCGGAACCGGACTTACTCCTCTCGAAGTATCCGGCTCCCCATTAGTAATTGACGTATTGATTAGTGTTTGTGTATTCTTTCATGGCACTTGCTACAAACAACAAGTGTTTTCCGCCGCTTCTTTTTCATCACGGTTTCCCAATCAGAATTCCCCAACTCGTTTAGGTTCCGTATAACGTGAACCTCGTACAAGTCGGCTTCTTTACACCCACATAGTTCACAAACTCTGGCATTAAGCCGTTGTCTGATAGTGGTTTTCCAGCTAAATTTCTTTCTCTGATAGATGATGTCACTCGCTTCGCCACGCTTACAATCAGCGATTTTAACCGGGCGGACACGCTTTGTTCCCGTTTTCGTTTCATAGGGGACAGACCACGTTTTGCCGTCCTTATACTGGCGGATGATTTTGCGGATACTGGTTTTATGCTTGTTGGCAATCGTCTTTAAGCAGCTATACTCCATGAGATAGCAGAAGTAGTCCAGCGTGTGATAGTCACAGGCCAGATTGTAATAGTTGCATAGTCCTCTTGCTTCGGCATTGTACTGCTCCACAATCTCATAATCCGCAAGGTTGAGAAGTCCGGCTCTGTGTATCGGCTGGAACTCCCCATTCTCCTTTTGGCGAATGACTTTCTTTGCAAACATAAATTTCTCAATCTTTTCCGTATGGGGAATAGTAAGGGCAACTTTCATGTGCAGGGTACGGGATTTTCTCCACGTCCCGTTTTTCATTCTGTGACCTTTGACCTCCTGATTTCTGCGGACGCAAATATCATAGCCAATGAAACGGACTTTTTCGGAGCTGTGCGTTATCAGCGTCTTTTCTTCACTCAAGGTCAATTTCAACTCTGTGCTTAGAAATTCAGCGATTTCGGTTTTTAATTCTTCACATTCCGCTTTTGTGCCGCACACACCTGCCAGCCAGTCGTCCGCATAGCGGACAAAAGTAAATTTCTTATTGTCGGCGGGTTTGCAGGGCAGATTTCTCATAGCTTTCTTCTGCGCTTTATGCTGGTCAATCAGTTCTTGTCTTTCCGCTTCATTATCGGTATGGTCAATCCAGTAGGACAGCCTTTTTAATTCTTTGCTTGCCGTATGATATTCCGGTGTCTGATATGCGGACCTCGGTTTATCAAAGCGTTCTGCGATTTCCCGAAACTTCTTGTCCAGCTCATTCAGATAGATATTTGCAAGTATCGGTGAACAGATACCACCCTGCGGAGAACCGCTGTAAGTGGCGTTATACTTCCAATTCTCGATATACCCAGCTTTCAAAAACTGGCGAATGATGTTCAGAAAACGACTGTCCTTGATTTTCCTGCTCAAAATCTCAATCAGTTTTTCGTGATTGATGTTATCAAAACAACCCTGAATATCACCCTCGATAAACCAAACCACGCCTGTGAAGTCAGAAGAAATCTGACGGAGTGCGGTATGACAGCTTTTGCCCGGTCTGAAACCGTGGGAGTGACTGTCAAAGACAGGTTCATAGATAGCTTCCAAAATCATTCTGACAACTTCTTGCAGGAGCTTGTCACGGAAAGACGGGATACCCAGCGGACGGAGTTTTCCGTTTTTCTTTGGAATATACCCACGTCTTACAGGGTTAGCCTTGTAGGTTCCGTCCTTTAGTGACTGGATTAACTCTTTTACATAGAAGTCACTGAAACCGTCTGCGGTATCGTCGTCGATACCCTGTGTTGTTGCGCCTTTGTTTGCATAAAGTTTCTGATAGGCGGCGTAGTAAATATCTTCACGGAGTAAATATCTGTATAGCCTTGTGAATACGCCGTCTTTGTGTTCGCTGGAACACCTTTCAATACGCTCTAAAATTTCAGATGTTGGTTTCATTGAGGTTTCTCCTCCCTTTCATTCTTACATTTTAGATGTTACTAACTGGCTCCCTTCGCCATGTAGAAGCCATTAACTTCCTCGGACTACTACGGAGCCTCCGTTACCATATCCGGCGAATGAGCCGGACTTAGGCAATCCCCAGTTAGCGTTGTGCTTAGGTAAGTGAAGATTGTCGGATATGCTTTCGGTTCGTTATGACGTGTTCTCACGCCTGTTTCATAACGTGTTGGCAGTTGCCCCGCCGTAAAAGATGACGTGACAGCGTTATGACATGGGTTACAGGACTTTTCCCACACCTGCAAAAAACAGGAACTGGAACCTTACATTCGATAAACCCAATCTTATCCTCATATCTTCTTAACATTAGGAAACAGTCGCACCTAAGTCCTTTGGTGACTATTCCTTTTTCTGCCATGCGCTGTTCCCGTAAAGGATTTCTCCTTAGTCGGTAAGGCAGATTGTTTCGCACACTGCCGTGTGCGGCAGTACCTTAAACTGCTTTGCACAACGCCCTATCTGGGCGCACCTTTACATTCTGCGTCAGGCCCGATGGTATGCCGCCCCATTTACGGAATCTTTTCCAGATTTCCACGCTGAAACTTCCGGTCTGGCCTTTCAAAAGGAGATGAAATTCGTCGATATAGAACCAGGTTGTCTTATGCTTCGAGCGGTTGGCGGTAACACGGTTCCATACGGCATCCTGCATAATGAGAAACCCGATCTCTTTCAGGGCCTTGCCCAGAGATTTGAGCTGAAAGCAGAGTACCCGGTGGTTGTTCATGTCAATGTTGGACCTATGGTTAAATACATTCAGGGAACCATTGACGTAGATTTCCAGCGCCGTGGCGATATTCTGCGCCTCCGGTTCAGACTGTTTCAAAAGCAGCTCATACAGATCACCCAGGACCGGCATATTCTCCGGGCGGGGGTCCTGCAGGTAATCCCGGTACACAAGCCTTGTGCAGCGGTCAATAATGGTCCTCTCAATCGGGGAAAGCCCCTCCTTGCCGCCAATGATAAGGTCACACAGCGATAGGATAAAATCGCTTTTCAGTGTGATGGGGTTTTCATCATCCGAATAGTCCAGGTTAATGTCCATCGGATTGATATAGTTGGTGGAAGTCGGGGAAATGTCAATGACCTGCCCCTGGGCTCCAAACTGCTGTACCAGAGGCCCGTACTCATTTTCCGGGTCTGCAATAATGATGTCATCCTCCGTTAAAAGGAACACGTTGACGATCTCACGCTTGGCAGAGAAGGACTTGCCGCTGCCGGGCGTTCCCAGAAACAGACCGTTTGGATTCTTTAAGTTCTTGCGGTTCGCCATGATCAGGTTATTGCTTAAAGCATTCAGGCCATAATAAAGCGCCTCGCCCTCCTGGAACAGCTCGCAGGTCGTAAACGGCACGAAAATGGCGGTGCTGCTGGTCGTAAGCCCACGCTCAATTTCAATCTGGTTCAACCCTAAGGCAAGAGAGGACATAAGCCCCTGTTCCTGCTGGTAGTCCAGACGTTTCAGGGCACAGTTATATTTCTGCGCAATACCGGAGGCAGACAGAATATCATTAAACAGCTTTTGCCTTTTGGAAGCGATATTCTCCACCAGCACCGTCACAAGAAACATGCGCTCATTCCGGCTCTGCAAATCCTGTAAGAGATTCTTCGCTTCTTCACCGTAGGTGGCAAGGTCGGTAGGTATGATGTCCATGTCATACCCGGCGCGGACCGCTTTCTTCTGTTCCTCAATGGTCATTTTCTGCAAATCGGACATCTTGCGCTTGATGTTCTTGATCGCCTGGGCCTGGTCGATGGACTGGATATGCAGGTTCACCGTCACGGCGTCGTCCAGGTCCAAAAGCTCCGCCAGCAGCCGGTCCGTCAGCTCCGGCGCTAAAATCTGCAAAAAGGACACCGCCCCGGAATGGTCGGCCACCCGGAAGGTCTTTCCGTCATTCGAGAACGACAGGCCGGAGGGCGCAATAAAATCCTTTGTGGAAAGCCCGGTTTTCGGCAGGTCCGCCCAGGTAAAATGAAACTTTTCCTGCCCGTCCGGGTGGAGCTGGCTGTGAAGGAGCTCCAGGCGTTCCAGCCCATTAAGTGGCTTTGCTTGGGCTCCCAGGGCTTTGAAATTCGCCAGCACATCAGCCTCGATCCGCTCCAGGCGCATCTTCGCGGTGCGAAGGTCGTCAGCCTCAATGCCGAAGGTGATGTATTTCCGCTTGGTAAGGCCGTTGTTGCCTTTTTGGAGCTGGCCCTTTAACATATCCCCATACTCTCTGCGGATTCCGTCATATTCGTCGCCGCGGATGGGGATGTCGATACTGCGGGCGAAATCCTGCATATTGGCCCGCTGGTTGATGAAAGTAAGCTGCACATGGATCGAAGCGTCAAAATAATTGAGGAAATCACAGTAGCCCTCAAAAATCTGCGCTTTGTCATCCGCCTGTGCAAGCTGGTAGTTAATATCAAAAAACTGCACCGTCTTGGTGTAGAGCTTATCGGTCAGCCGACAGATCCCATCCCGGTACATTTCCTTATAGGGAATACTCTGCTGGACCGTCTGCGGGGCGTCCGTTTTCAGCCCGGCAAAAAAGCCTCCCTTTTTAGGCGGCCTGGTGCGGACAGTCTTATTTCCGCTTGTTTTTGCGTCGGCCCTGGTCTTTTTTGCCTGCCTGATGTTTCTTTGCAGACGTTTTTCCTGGGCCTCCTGCTGTTTGGTTTTTGGCAATCCTCGTAACCTCCTTCTTTGACATGGATTTATACAGGTTTTCCGTCCGGTATGGCCGTTTCTTCGGCCAAAGCTTATAGCGGAGCCGGTTCCTCAACAGCTTTTCCGCCGGCTGCCCGTCCTTCTCATACATGGCAAAGAAGAAAAAGGGCATCATCAGGCCGATCATAAGGAGCACCGCCGCTGAATTGCCGATGGCGCCGCGGGTAAGGAAATATACCGGCAGCCCCACCAGCGCAGCCAGACTGAAACAAATAAGCTGGCGCTTCGTCAGGCCAGCGGCTACTTTGGTCTTGACTGTAGTTAAGTCTTTGGGTACGGGTACATAGGGCATTTCATTGTCACCTCCGATCTGCGAGAATCTTTTCTATCCATTCTGCGGCATCGTGATACTGCAATCCACTTCGTTTCCCCACACATCCCATCCGGGCGTCTGCTGCCTGGCAAAGAGCTCCACCCTGGGCTGATCGCCCATGAGCTTTACGATCTTGTCCCGCACTTCATCGGGCTTCTTGCTGTGCTGCTCGATATGGGAGATTACAAACTGGTGGATTCCCGCGCACTGGCGTTTCGGGTGCCCGCGTGTTGCAAGCAGGCACACCTCCGCGTTAGAGCGGGTCCAGAAGCCCATCCCATAAAACCAGCTATCGGCTTTCCGGTTCTGCTTCAGCCACAGAAACGCCAGGGTCTTATACTGGAAACCCCATGCCTCCATCACCCGGAACGCCTCATTGAGCTGCGGGAAGGTGGCCCATAGAAAAAGCGCACTGTCTTTGGCTGCAAGGTCTGCAACCGGCAGTGCGCATATTTCATCAATGCTCATGGTAGGATAATGGTTTTCCGCCACGCCTTTTCCGCGCTTCATGTCATAGCGCCAGGGCGGGTCTGCGTACACAATGCCATATTTTCCGGTATCCGGCATCAGCGGGCCTGCTCACTCTTGGCAGTTGCGGGCTTTGCCGGCTGCGTCTTGACCTTCCCGGCATTTTCCTTCAGGGTGCCGGTCAGGGAAGGTTTCTCCGCCGCCCCTTTGGTCGCTTCAAGGGTGGCCTGCAAATTTTCAATCGCCTGGCCGTAACCTTCGATCAGGGCGTCATTAAGCTGCCTGCGAAAATCCGCCGTCACCGGCCAGCAGACATCCCTCCATTTCCCCTGCTTATCCTGGGTGGAAGGCATGTTGACATACAGGCCGTTTTCGCCGGAGCAGATACGGAAGCCGTCGATCTTGAAGCAGTCGCCAATCGTCACGTTGGCAAAGGCCAAGAGGTTCCCCATCGGGGCAATCGGGCGCACGGTTACATCCAGCTTCAAGCCTTCGGACACCTGGGCCTCCGGCTGCATGGGTTCAGTGTTGGTTTTACTCATAATGAAAATTCCTCCTTGTTAGAATGTAGTTGTTACCCGCTAATGCGAGTTGAAAATACTTTTTGATAACGAGCCTGTCTTAAAGAGGGCGAAGGCCAGCAGGACGGTATATCCCGCCGTGCCCCAGATCGCACCGTGAATATCGCCGGACGAGGGGATCGACTGGACCAGCACCGCGTAGATCGCGACGCATACCAGGATCAGGAACCCCTGGAAACCCAGAGCGAACAGGGAACGAAGGTAGTTCGTCCCCATCTGTCCCCATTCACGGTTTGCCATTGTGGAAAACGGTATGGGTGCCAGACTGACCGTGAGATATATTTCAATCATGCGGCCATAGACAATGACAAAGATTACAATAGACAGTACCCACATGCACAGGTTGATGATGTTGGTTTCCAGCCATAAGCCGATCAGTTCCCACATCCTCATTGCTTCAAGCTGCGTTTCCAGGTCGGCCAGTGCCGCCGTGACATCCAGATTCCCATTTATCACGCCGGCGCTCTGCGATACCACACTTTGGGCGACATCAAACACCGCCATGACAATCGTAAAGCAGTTGGTGAGCAGGTAGGTGGCTACGAAAGTTTTGAAAATCCACTTAAAGATGTTGAATGTGTCAAAATCGTGCATGTTGTTCTTTTCCAAAATCATCTGAATCAGCTCATATACCAGCACAAAGGTCAGGATAATGCCCGCAATGGGAATGACGACGGTTTCAGAAAGATTCTGGATCATACTGAACACGCCGCCATTCCAGCCCTGCGGTGTCTGTCCGACCTGCCCGGCCACATCCGCGACCTGGTTGTTTACCGATTCAAAAATACTGGTGTACTGCCCGGTGATCGCTTCGATCAGGCCCTCTTTGATCCAGTCTGTTATCCAGTCAAACAGACTGCCCATCGGCTATTAACCGAACAGGCCGGACAGGAGCGGAATCAGCGTGGCACCCACCAGGGCGATACCGCCGCCCGCCATAAGCTGCTTCATTCCCTGTGATTTGGCCCCAGGGTTGTCATTTCCGTATCCTTCCAGAAGGTTGATGACGCCCCATGCGCCGAGGCCGGCGCCCAGAGCGATAACGAGAATCTTCAAAGTGTCAATCGCGCTTGCGAAAAATGCCATATATTTTAGTCCTCCTTAATATTTATAAAATTTGTTGTTGTGGCCGCATTGGACCGGGAACGAAAAAAGCCGCCGCCATGCTCAAATAGAAAATCTACAAAAACATGACGGCGGCATAAGGGGCAGGGTAAGACCTGCGGGGATATTCAGTTATCAGGGAGAATCACGAATCCGCAATAGGCGCCTCCTTTCAAAAGGATATATAAAATCCCGCCATGTAATAAGGAAATGATACGGCGGGATTTTATGCGGTTGTCTGTGCTGCCAGTTCTTCCGGCGTAATCTCATAGTTGGGGTACAGCTCTCCGGGACGTACAGGCAGCCTTGTAGACAGGTATTTCTCTATGTCAAAGACGTTCTTTTCGTCAAAATCCGAAAGGTATTTGTAATTCGGGTGTTTGGTAATATCATACTTACGGGACAGGAAGGGACGCACGCCTCTGATCTGTAAGAGGCATTTGCCGCCGTCCATTACCGCAAGCTCGTCAACGGACATCAGATCCTTTCCTAACTTTTGAAAGTTCTGCCCGTGGGATTCCTGGGTGCCCTTCGTGACGCTGGTGTTATACATATCAATGGTTTCTTTCCCCAGCAGGGAGTTCCAGCTTTTTAAGGTGGTTTCCTCCTTACCGCCTAAGAAAAGAGAAGAATCACAGTTGCCTATGATCGTGTCCATGTTGTCCTTATAAAGCGCCTTTAGCTGGCTCTGCGCCTGCAGGACCAGACAGGCTGAAATCTCCCTGGAACGGATTGTTGCCATCAGCTTTTCCAGGTTTGGAATCTGCCCGATATTGGCGGCCTCGTCGATCAGGCACCGCACATGTACCGGCAGCCTGCCGCCGTACTTGTCATCGGCACGCTCACAGAGCAGATTGAATAACTGGGTATAAGCCATACTGACAAGGAAATTAAAGGTCGCGTCCGTATCGCTGATAATAAAGAACAGCGCCGTTTTCCTATCCCCGACCAGGTCAAGCTCCAGCTCGTCATACATAGTGATCTCCCGGACTTCCTTAATGTCGAAGGGGGCAAGTCTGGCACCGCAGGAAATAAGGATTGATTTTGCGGTCTTGCCCGCCGCAAGTTTGTATTTCTTATATTGACGGAGGGCGAAGTGGTCCGGGTCTTTCTGTTCCAGTGCGTCAAACAGCAAATCCACCGATACCGATAGGTAAGGCTCTGGCTTACACCTCGGCCTTTTCCCCCGGCCCACACCGGGCGGGCACCTTTCAGCGCACCCGGCGTACCCTCTTACTTTGTGAAGATTCCCCCATTCCAAAGGGGTCTCTTACTCAACAAGCAAATAACATATTCACAATCAATCTCTTTGCAAGGAATCAATGAGTGATTTTATTCTCCGAATCTTTCTGGGAAACATGGAATAAAGCCGCTCTGGTGTACTGCTGTGCAATATCGTGTGTTCTATTTCAGAGAGCACACACAGGTTTTCAAAATCATTTGTTCCGCCTTTGCTAAGTGGTTTTATGTGGTGGCAGTGATATTCATCTACAGGAATAAAATTCCCCGATAGATAGCTGACACCTTTCATGGAACTATATTTACTGATTCTGAACATGGCTAACCGGCTGTTCCTGATGTATTTTGAAGTATTGACTAAATAGCTGATGTCCTTCATTGATACACCGGGGTTATGCTTCTTTTCACCGTAGGCATAGGGATTTTTACGAATTACTTTCCCTTTGCTTGCGGCTATCAGCTTATCGTCCCAGCTTGCCCATTGGATTTCAACAACCGGGAACTGATGAAAGCAGTAGTAGCCACGTTTTCCCCATGAGCGGTATTTTCCACCCTGAAAGTTATCCTTGTAAGTTTGGTCTTTTATGAATTTAACATCTTTGCTCATCGTGTGATAAAACAATTCTTTGATTCGCCAACCTATTTTTCTAAAACTCAAACAGAACAGGGACATACCTTTGTAGTAGTTGTGGACTCCCACCACATAGGTATTCCATGCGTGTATTGTCTCAAAGGAAGGATTGCGTCTGATGTCATGCAGTAATTCCCTGCACTTTTTAACAATCACGTCCTCTTTGCTTTTTGGAAGTTCATTCGTCACCATCAACTTCCCTTTTTGCTGTGGGTTCTTCGTCTGCTTTTTATAGGCATAGAAGTAATATCCCAGATATTTCATCTTTTCACGGGTAAGGTCATATACCTTTGTCTTATCCTCATTAATTTCCAGCTTCATATTTCGTATCAGATAATTAGTGACACTGTATTTGAATTTTACAGCGTCCTCATAGTCCTTACACAGAACCAGAATGTCATCAGCATACCTTACATGAATCCCAACTTTTAAATTTGTGAGTGCAAGGTTGCGCCGCTTGTTCGCATAGTTGTGAAACTTTGCAACGCTTTTATCATGCCAACAATCGCCCTGGTCACGAAGCCATACATCAAATCGGTGCAGATATACATTACTGATTAGCGGCCCCAAAATCGACCCCTGTGGAGAGCCTTTTGGATTCTCCACTTTACAGGAATCCTCATAGTACCCCTTTTTAATGAAACGATAGATATAGTTGAGGATTATCTGGTCTTTTATCCCAATATGCCACAGTTCTCGGTATGCTATATCCGGGTCTATGGTTCCGAAGAAATCTTTCATATCAACGGACAGGACATAGGGCATTGTCTGGCATTGGCTTTTCACCTTTGCCAGCGCATTGTGGGTGCTGACCTGTTCCCGAAATCCGAATGAACTTTCTACAAATTTTGTTTCACAATAGGGTTCCACCACCAGTTGAATACATTTTTCAACCAGCTTATCCCAAATGGAGCAAATCCCAAGTGGCCGCTTCTTTCCATTGCTTTTCGGTATGTACGTCCTCCGTACATAGTCCATTCGTTTGTTTAACAGGCGGTCTTTCACAATCTCCGCAAGTTCCTGAATAGAGTAAGGTTCCAGAGTTTTGATGTTTGTTTTATCCGGCCCCAGCGCCATTCTTCCCGGACTTTTGCTTAATTGACGCAGTGCAAGGGCTACATTATCAGTGTCATAAACCATGACTTGGAGTGCCCGCAGGTCAATTCTGTTATTCTGGAAATCTTCAAACCGCTTTTCCATGTCCACAAAATAAATGTTATTGGTACTCAATTACTTTTCTTTTGTTCTTCATAGGTTGTCGCCTCATTTCCGTAACGAATAGTCTCTTGCGTCTAATCAGGCGAATCGGAAATATTGTTTTATTATTCAAAGCAAGACTAAGGCCCTTCGCTACTCCCTGTTTCTTGACAGGGTATCTACGCTACTATGGCCCCGCTGACTACCCGTTCATAACCTTTCTGGCCTTACCCTTTCAGTGCGGGCCGTCCCCGGTTATTCCTAAACGTCGGGCAGTTCGCCCTTATCAATATGACTGCCTTAATACTGCACTTAGGACTTCCTCTGCTCCGTAAACCTGGGTCTCCCCGATACGTTTCACACGTATTCTATGGCGGCCATAACGCCATCCCCCATAGTGACAAAACGAAATCACGTGAGGTAGGTTTATTACTCCGTCCTCTCTGCATGGCAGAGCAGGATAGGCTTCATAACGAAGCTTTAGCAAGTACGGAATGTTGAATCCATATGCAGTGGAACCCGGGGTGTGCTGTCACCAGCAGTGTCCCCGCCTTCACCTATGCTTCGCGACTGCCTGTTACCAGACAGCCGGCAGGAGTATTAGTCGAGGTCGGATACATGGAATATTTGGCTCCCATGCCGCCTCCAGTCATATCAATTACCTACAAAAGTGTGCCGTTTTTCACCTCCTTAGCACCTCTTATCAGGTTTGCAGTGGTGTCACCCTACTACGGGAGTTTTACACTGCAATTAGGGTCGCACCATTTTTGAAACTTTCGTCATCCTCCCGGACCTCCATAGCGTTTATCATTTCTACCAGAGTGGAAAAATTCTGCTCGTTTGTCGGGGCCTCATAATAGATATAGCCGATCAACGCTGTGTAAAGCAAGGTTTCGGCCTTGACCCAGAAATCGTCGCCAGATTTTCCTTCTCCTTTGGTGTTTGCGATCAGCACCGTTACCGTTACCAGTTTCAGAATATCTTTCTCATTGTGAATGTAGGCAAAAGGGTTGTAGTGCATACTTTTTGAGAAATTGATCGTATTGAATACCTTGATTTTATAAGGCTCATACACGATTTTTCCATTCTTTCCCCGGACCGGGTTGCCGTCCTTATCCAGTTTGGGAGTGCCGCGGCTTAACAGCTTTCCCACCTCAATCAAGACCGTACCTTTCGGATCAGTGACGACATAGGAGCTGTGCATCTGCATCAGGTTGGGCTTTATAAAAAATCTCGTCTTGCCAGAGCCAGAACCACCGACTACCAGCACATTCTTATTGCGGGCATGAGCAGGATTCTTCGGCCTGCCGGACATCATAAGCCCCTCGGTCTGCGTCAGGATAATGTTGTTTTCCGGTTTCGGGTCCATAAAAGGGGCAATATCTGTTTTGTTACCCCACCGTGCGGAACCGTACTCCACATTTTTGCGGTACTTTTTTGCGTCCTTTCCTTTCAGATAGACTGCCAGCCGCACAATCACCGCACCACATAATCCCACCAGCCAGTCCAGCGCCGCACCCGGCCACATACTCTGAAACGCCAGAGTAAATCCTTCGGAAAGCCCAAGCAGCTTTTGTGAGGCATCCGCTCCGGGGGCAAGACGCACCGCCTCGCCCAGCTTCGCAAATACCAGAAGGAACAAAAGATAGGGCAGGTGAAGGATCACCTGCTTTTTGAGAGCATCGGTATCTATCTTCATCGTTCCGGCCCTCCATGCTCCTTGTTTTTCACCCGGTCACGACCAAGTGCCTGCGCCAGCTCCTTGAACTTATGAAGCTGCGAAAGAAGAGACTGCCTGGTGCTGCGGGTAAGGTCCTTTCTCGTATATTCCTTAAAAGCTGCTGTCAGAGCATCCGCCTGGTTCGCCTTGAAATAGACCGTCCATTTCGGGGGATCGGTCCCCAGCTCTTTTTCAATATGGTAGCGGACTTGGTGTTTCCTGGCGTACCGCTCAAAAGAGCGGATTCTGCCGGACACTTCAATGGTATTGGCTCCTGGGTCTTTATAGGTCAGCCGTTTCATGCTGTTCCTGCCGACTTTCGGGGTAGTGCGTTCCTGCTCCATTTTCCTGAGCACGGCGGCAATCGCAGAACGCAGCACCCGCCCGGACAGCTTTGCCGCCTGGATGGAGACCGATACGGTCCGCTGTTCCAAATCTTCCTGCATGAACATCCTCCTTCCTGATAGAATCTGTAATTATAAATAGGAAATAACTGTTTAACGGGCGTCCCCGATCACCTGCTGGAGCGGGGCGTGTTCAAAGGCTTTTGCCGCCTGGTCTACCTGGATTTTCGCATGTTTTAGAAGCGTCTTAATGATGGTCGCCGGGTGATCCTGTTCCTCCAGGTGTTCCACCATGCCCCTGCACTCGTCCGGCAGGTAATCCGCCATATCTTTGCAGACTTCGTTTAAGTCACCCATGAAGCCCCAGCAGCTATCCGTGAGCTCGCCGTTTTTGTAAAGCTCAAATCCGTAGCACTCGCCGCGCAGGTAGGAATCATAGGCGGCCACTTCGCTGCGCATCAGATCCTCCGCCTTTTTCCGAATGGCGCCAGTCATTTTTTCGCCGCCGAACTCTTTCAGGGCGTCCTCTTTGAAAACATAAATCCATCCCACCTGCCCACTGTCCCAGGGATCATTGAAACTTGTGGTCTGCATGGCAAGGCCGCTGTGATCCATGAGATAAAGGGGCAGCGTAATGTATTTTTCGGAGATCACCTTCAGCATGGCGTCATCAACCGCCCGTTCCTCCGTCTTTGGTCTGTGCCGGAACCGGCTGCTCACAATGTTCACCATATGTTCATAGCGTTTCAGACCCGCTTCATCATGTCCCACGGTATCTAAATACATCTCCCGCAGAAAATCATCTTTATCCATGTAATTGTGACTGTCACCTAGCGCGTAGCGTGAGTGAAAGCAGACCATCGTTCCAAAATGCTCGTCTACCTCACGGGGAGAGATTAAAATATCGTCCGGCTGCACCATCAGGGCATACGGACCTTCTACTGCCATCAGCATATGCCGTCCCTCCCTTCCTACAATTCCATGCCGGAATGTTTGGGCGTTTTTTCCTGGTGCTCATTTGTGACCGGCTGCTTGACTGCAATGATCTCTCCGGCAATCCGGGCAAATTTCTCCGGGTGCTTAAACTGCCCGCTGAATTTCTTCATCAGTTCGGGGGAAAGGTCGATAAAATCTTCCTCTCCAAGCCCAACAATCAAAAAGTTTCCGGCAACAATATCATACATACGCCCGCCATCATCATAAAGAGCCCGGTTTAAGGGCATCCCTAAGAGCTTGCCTTCGTCATTACAGATCAGTGCCACCGGGTCCTCATAGGGATAAGTTGCCTGAATATCTCCGCCAACGGCAGCCTGCAAGGATTCCAGCCCACCCTCAATTTCAGTTTCATAGGGAGATTTGCCCGGCTCTACCATTAACACCTTCATAGCTGCATATCCTCCTTCTTTTTATTTGCCGCACCGGGAGCGGCAGGTGTTTTCTCCTGCGTTTTGGCCGCAGACAGCTTTCCCAGCACGGAAGGTTTTTCCGGCTTTTGGGGCATAGAAATGCCGCCCTCCGAAACTTCGGCGGCGGTGCGGTCTGTTTTTACCGGTTCCTGGCCTTCCACCGTGTACCCCGGCAGGAGCGCTCCATACACAGTAAAATGGTGCTCATACTGTTTTGGTATCTGCGGGGAAATTTCCGTGAATAAATGGGAGTAGGCTTTTTTTCTGCCTTCCAGATACTTTTCAGCGGCGGTCTTGTCCGTGTAGCGTTTCTGATTCTGCCCGGCAATCTTTTCGCCATAGCCCTGCTTCGGGGAGTTCACATAGACATCCCAGGTCACATACCAGGCAACCGGTACGCTCTGTTTGGTTTCCCGGTCATATTTGGTATCTTCCCAAATGCCACAGCTCATACGGTAGACGCGGTTACTGATTTCCTCATCATTCCGCCAGTTGTCGGTTTTGCGCCATTCATTTGCGGTATGCGTCACCTCCGGAGTCCGCAGGTAAGAAAGCGCGCGGTTAATCATCTGCGTGGCGGCTGCCTGCTTTTCCCATTGCTTTGCCGCAGCAACCACAATCTCATAGGCTTTCTGCTCGCCGTCAATGCTGCCCTGGCGCATGGCCTCCAGATTTTCAGCGCCCATTGTAATCAGGGAAGAAATATCTACATCTTCACAAAAAATACTGTGCTCGATTTTCAGCTCTGCACCTGGTTCCAAATGATCGCCGTACCGGTAAGCGCGGTAATCTTTATTTTCTTCCAAAATCTTTCACACCTCCTATATCTCCGGCGCACGGCTCTTTTTCGGGGTCGCCTGTGCCGGGGTAGTTTTTTCTGCCGGCTTCGCCGCTGCAAGCTGCGCCATGACCGAAGGCCGGTCTGCCGTAAATATGGAAATCTGTTCATTCTCCGCCAACGGCTGCACCGGAAGGGGCAGCGTCACATCCGAATGGGTAAGTATCTGCTCCCGTTTTAGATCCGCCACAATTTCGTCAAATACCGCATTGATGGCTCTGCGTTCCTCACCTTCAGGATAGGCTTTCAAAACCTCCATTTTTCCGTCTTTATCGGAAACAAAGGTAACGGCACAATCCGCATGGCCCACCAGATAATCCGATTGATAGGGCAGCTTATCTTTGATATAACAGGCAAAGGCCCTGGCGGTCATTTCCACGTTGCTGTCCCAATAGCCGCCGTCCTTTTCACATTCCTTACCCATGCGCACGGAGTTCCGGTAAAAATCGGTTTCCACACGCCCGATCTGCGGCGCCTCCTGTGCCTGCATCCCGGACAGCATGTGCTCGAATATTTCCAGCCGTTCCCGCTCACTTTTCGGGATCACCCGCCCGGTGACAGACTTCTTAAAGGCGTTTAACTGTTCCACGGAGCCAGCCTCGCCGGACAGAAACGCCTCCCTGAGAACCGCGTAAGTTTCCATCTGTTCCTCATTGCCATGCCGTTTCAGGGAACCGAGCACCGCCGAATCCAGCCAACTTGCAGCATTTTTCCGGGTGCGTTCTGTCTGTGCTTCGGTACGGGCCGCCGCCTGCTCCGGTGTCTCCGGCTTATATTTCATGGTTTCAATCAACTTCTGAAATGGCGCATAGAGGCGGGGCTGTTCCGAGAGCATCCCCTTTGCACCCAGTTTCGTACCCAGGTAATCGTCCAATCCGTGCCACCATTCATGGGCCAGGGAACCAGCCCCGTGCATCTTCGTGAGATTGATAACCTTGCGAAGCGGTTCATAGTGGGCTGCCGCGTTCCCGCTGCTCCTGGCGCCGAAAGCGATAGCAAGCGTCCCCTGGTAGGCAATATCTTTGTCGCTGACCTGCAAGGCTGCCGCCAAATCTTTGAGCGCTTCAAACCCCATGTTGAGGGAAGCCTGCCGGTCATTCTGGTTCATCCAGTTCCCAAACTCACCACCGCGAAATCCGAAGGTATCAAGGTAATGCTGCCCGGTGATCTCTGCACCGTTTCTGTAATCCGGCCCGGTTCGCCGCACAGCGATAAGCTGGGGAGGCACAAACCGCGTCTTTCCGCTTTTGCTGCGCCCTTTTGTCAACGCCTGCACCCATTTCAGGGCGACCTCCCGCGTCTCAAAGTTCTTTTGCAGAATGGAATAGCCTTTTGTCACATAGTAAGTGCCGGGTTTCCAGTCGTCGTTTTTTGAATAGGTATTCTTCCCATCGTTGAAATGGATCGCATAGCCCTTTGGCACCTTCTGGTCTTTGGAAACGCCAAACTGTTCCTTCTGTGCTTTCTGTGTGAAGTTCCGCTCAAAATATCCTTCCGAGCGGACCATCAGGGCATTGGACAGCTTGTTTGTAATGGCCGGGTTCTCACGGCCCTTTTCCGTTGCCTGGTAATGGATTCCGCTGCCCCAGCCCTGCACCTGTTCCAGATACCCGTTTTCCACAAAGAAACGGTCATAGACCTTCATTGCGTCCTCCACGGTGCGGACTTCCGAAACCACGCCCTGCAGCTCCCGTACCGTCTGGATATATTCTTTCTGTCTTGCAAGGCGTTTCTCCGGTGTGTCGTCCTTGCGGTAATACTGCGGGGAGGCATTTAATCCGTCCCGTGCCTTTTTAATGAAATAGACCACGCCAAGGGAAATCCCATCCTCCAGCATGGCCTCATAATCCGGTTTCTTCCAGATGTTATCCTTTTTTACGAATTTCTCAGCCTCGCGGTCATTCATGACATCCAGGTCATTCACATAGAGCCCACGGTCCTTCCATAAATCTTTTTTTGCGCCGCCAATCTTTTCCCCGAAATCTTCATGCTGTATGTTATCTGCCAATCCTTATCACCTCCAGTCTGTGCAAAACTTTACCGTTCCGAGACAGAACGATCTTTCTCCGGTTTATAAAGCGCCGGCTGTTTCCCAATGAGCCGCTCTGTCTCCCTGCGGATCAGCCTGTCCACCGCACCCAAATCCTCCGGCCTGACAGCGAACTCCCGGTAATGTTCATACCAAAGGCCGGAAGTAACCACGGCAATCGGCGGCACCTTTTCCGGCCCTCCGGGGAGAAGCCGGTAAACAGGAGCTTCGTCATAGAGAGGCATCTGTTTGGCTGTTCCCATCGGTATGCGGTACATATCCATATCGGGATTCTGGGCGCCCTCCATATACTCCACATTCAGCCGTTCCTCCAAATCCTGCGGCATATAAGAAAATGCCTGCGCCTTCCACTGGCTGAACAGGTTGGAATAGTGGTGCTGCCATTCTGTGACTTGCTCCGGGGGATAGGAAAATCCCCAGCTTTTCAAGGCATCCTTTTCGTACAGCTCCATTGAGTGCCATTTTTCAAGGCTGACTGTTGCTGCGGAGCCGTCTTTCTGCTCGATATTGACCCCGCCGGGATAAAGCATATGATGTTTCACATCCTGCCGCAGTGTGTCCAAATCCGTCATCAGGACATCGCCAAATAAGTGACCGTCCTCCTTCCGGTTGGTATGGAACAGAAAAGCCCTTGCCCCGATGTATTCCGTTGTGAAGATCATCTGGTGTAAATCCCCTGTGGAACAGTACGCAAATACGGCGTCGGAAAGCCACATGTGGTTTTTTCCCATGATAGCGATAGAATCCGCTCCAGTATTTGTTATCAGAGAACGCATATTGAATTCACTTTCCCGCAAAAAATCACCGGGAAAAATATGAAGCTCATAGGCCACTGTAGTCAGGTCCGTGTCCCGGATCAAATAAATCTGCGGCAGCGGTTCGTTTTTCAGGTTTCTTTCCTCCGTCATTTACGAATCTCTCCCGTCCGTTGGAATGGGGCCTCCGGCAATCTTGCCGACGATCTCCGGCCCGGTCTCGTAAATCTGCATGAGCCGCTTGGCCGTTCCGCATGGCTGCACTGCACCGCTGGTCCAGAGCCGGACCGTGGAAGGGGCGACGTTCATCAGAAGCGCAAAGCCTTTCTCGTTCATATCCAGTTTTTCCATCAGGGCCTTAACCATATCGGGGCCATAGTCCGGGCACCGGGCAGCTTCGGCAATCATCTGTAAAGCGGTATTTTCTGTATTTGTCATTGTAAATTCCTCCTGTTATTCTGGTCCCTCGCTGTTAAGCCGGGGCAAAACTGATTTTGTTGTGTTCCATCCTCCGGGCAAATTCCTGGACGGCATATTTCACTCCGTCAATCTCCGCATGGGTCTGGTCCAGGAACCGGCAGAGGGAAAAATGCGTATCGCCGTTCCCGTAGGACAGGCAGAGTAAGCCGTTGTCTGGAAGTGAAAACAGTTCCTTTCCTGCGCTGTCCGTAAAGCAAATCTGCTGGTTTTCATTCATAAGCAAATCCCCCTTAAATAGAAACAGCCGCCTCTTTCTGGCGGCGTGGCTGCTGGCGTTCCTGTATCTGCTCCCTGATCCGCAGCAGCTTTTCGTTGTAGTCCTTGCCTGTGCGAGGCGGGTTGACGCCCACATGGATATGTTTGAAACGCCGGTCCTCATGGAGCATTGCCTTGATTCTCCTGGCATTTTTTAGGCCGCCAAGGTCATTGTCCATGTAGAGATTGACGCGCCGTATTTCCGGGTGGCGTTCCAAAAATGCAATCAGCGCCACATGGGAAGTACCGCCCAGCGATAGCCGGTAGCCGTCCCATTTCCAGCCTTCCAATTCCTGCAGCGTGGCATGGGAGAGGGCGTCAATGGGCGCCTCAAACACCGCCACATGTCGGCTGCCTGGATTCCTCGGTGGATAGCAGAAGCTATATTCCTTGTCGCTGCCGTAGACATCTTTTCTAAGATTGCCGGTAATGCTCCGCATACAGGCAAACTTTGCTTTGCCGGCTTCATCCTTTCCCACAAACACACAGACCGGCTCGCCATGATACCGTGCCTCATAGAACAGCCCTTCCCGGAAACACCGGCTGATCACATCAGGGCTGATCCCGCGCCGCTGCAAATAAGAAACGGCAGAGGTGGCGCACCGTCTGGCCCAGGGGAGAGAAAATGTTTTCTTCTCCGATTCCTTATGCACACGTTCTGTCGCTGCTGTACTCCGGTAAGCCGGTGTCTGCTGGATTTCTCCGCCGACCAGCGTATGAACCGCATCCACCAGCCCATAGCCCCGAATCTGGATCAGGTAATCCAGGGCGTTGATACTCCGGCCCCGGCTGTTCCAGTACCAGTACCTTTTTCCGGTCACATAGACCAGGCTGTCATGCTCCTTGTGCCGGTAATTGGGCCCGTCCCGTTTCAGTACCCCAGGCTCATGGAACTGCAGGTATGCGAAAAGGTCCGCCTCCCGCGCCGCCTGAATCTGTTCTTTGGTTACGCCGGGCATAGTGCCGGCACAGTATTTCTTTTCATCGTGCTTTGCCTCCTTTCCATGATGAAAAAGACGCCCCAGAGGCGCCTAACAGCCGTACAGGTCATGGTTGACCTCGGCACGGTAATAACTGTCCATTGTTGCCGGGGCATTATACAGCGCTGCCAGCAGGTATGCCTTGATATTCCCGACTTTTGTGGTGTTCTTGTCAATACAGTCAAAGACATACTCCAAGTGGCCGGAATTGATTTTCAGGAAACGGCTCTTTACCACCTCCCTGGGAAAATCATCCCCGGCAATACGAATATATGGCCGGTTGGATAAAACCACTTCAAGCATAAGTTCCACAGTCTCGTCTAAGCGTTCCTTCCCATATCGGGAGACCATACAGTCATACTCAATATTTTCTTTGATGATTTTGCTGTATGCGTCTATCAATCCAATCTGATCCATCCCATCCGGGCGGCCTGCCGCCTCCGGCTCTGCCGGATAGATTGATTGATGGGTCCTTGATATATCCGTTTTTGATTTTTTAGTTCTTTGTGGATTAGTATTTAATTGTGCGGGATTTTCCTGTCCAGGTCCGGCCTGTTCAGGTTTTGCCTGTCCTGGATTTACCTGTCTTGGATTTTCCCGTTTAGGTGGAAACGCCTGTTTTTCAGCGTTTACAGGCTTTTCATGAATGGTATATTCAATATCTCCGAGCTGCCCGTTCTCATAGCGGAGGCGCTGCCTGGTGAGATACCCGTGCCGCTCCAGTTCTTTCAGGGCGGTAGTGATTGAATCCACACCGTCCTTACAGATATGGGCGAGCCCCTTTGTGGTATAGTCCCAATCTTCCGGCAGCGACAGCATGAGGGAGAGAAGCCCCTTTGCCTTTAAGGACAGTTCCGTATTGCGCAGATGGTGGTTGCACATGATCGTGAAGTCCTTCGTTTTTTCTACCCGGAATACAGCCATTTCACAGCCTCCTTTCTCCGATTATTTCCGTTACAAGGCGCGGTCCCTGCGGTCATAGTGGAGGTACCCGCCTGAAACCTTCGCATGGTTTTTCAGTTTGACTTCGCCCCGTTCCTGGCTGTCTAAGAATTTCTGATAGCCGGCATCCGTAAGGAACAGGCGCATCTTATCGCCCTTATCACCCACAGGGGAATCATAAGACAGCACATCAAAGACGATCATGTGGCGTACCTCCGGGTCGAAGCGTTCCAGTGCCATGATGTCGTGCCCCTTCAATTTCTCTGCGCCGGATTGCTGCCTGGCCTCGGCAATCTTTTCCCCAATCGTCCGGGGCGGGTAAGGCAGACGGTAATTTTTTTGAATATCCCGCACAATGTCCATGCACTCGGCATCCGTCAGGACGCGCAGCTTTGCCATCAGGTTTTCCGTTGCCTTCCGTTGTTCGGGATTCTTTGTGTACCGGGCGGTCATGTAAAGCTCATTCAGGACTTTGGATTGATAATCACCCTCAACCTGAAACAGAAGCCGTTTTTCCATTTCGTTTAATTCCATGTGAATCTCCTTTCTCTTGAAAATGGGTATGAAAAAAGGGCGCCCACCTGTAAAAGTGAAACGCCCACGGCAATCAGCGATCCGGCAATATACCGGACCGCTGGCACTATTAAATTTTGTCGTTAATGAAACAGCCTCCTTTATTCGATAATTTTCTCGTCATATTTCAACTTGGAAAAAGTACAGTTTACAAGGGACTACACAGGGTAACGGTCTGACGGGAGGTGTGCCGCCCGTCAGATTTTCCATGTAATGTTCAAGCTGTCGCTTGTGGCGGCTATGGTGGTAATCATCAAATCCACCACCCGCCGCTTGTCGTCAAAGGATACGCTGTCCCAAGTGTCGAGATAGCCGGAAATCTGGCTGACTTGTTCCGGGCTGATGGCTTCCACGGTCAAGTCCGCTATCCGCTTCACAAGTTCCTGCTTGCGTCCGTCCAGTTCCGCTATCTTTACATTCACATAGGAGAGCAGGACATTGTTCGCCCCCGTCAGGCTGTCCACCAGCTTTTCAATCTCGCCGTCCACATGGGCAAGTTCCACTTGCAGGGCGGCGATTTTCGGATTGGCCTTTGCCGCTTTCTTTCTGCCTGTCAGCGTCTTGTGGCTTTCCAGCTTCTTCACCATCTGCTGATAGACTACTGTTTCCAGTTCGGTAGTATAAATCTTGCCGCACCCGATACAGCTTTTGTTATCCAGCCGTTTCGTACAGCGGAGATATTGACGGCCTACCCGGTTGACGATACTCATAAGGGCATAACCGCAATTCCCGCACTTGATTTTCCCCGCCAGCCATGTGTGGGTGGCTTTTCGGGCGGACTGGATTTTCATGTTGTTCATCAGCTTCTTGCGGCAGGCCAGCCACGTTTCCGAGGGGACAATTCCCTCATGGGGCGCAAGCACCAGCATTTGGTCTTTCAAGTCGTTTTTCTTGCTGGGCTTCACATCACGACCTTGATACAGATAACACCCGTTCATGCCCGTAAAGTCGGCGGCGTCATTGACAAGCACCGTACCCTGGCTTTTGAAAAACTCGTACACGTCAAGGTCTGCCTGCACATAGACGGGATTGCGTAACATCTGCGCCAGCGTGGGGCGTATCAGTTCCTTGCCGTAGAACAAAATCCCCTGTTCCGCAAAGTACCGGGTGATGTCCCCATAGGAGGTTGCCGGGTCTGCGTACATTTCGAACATCAGCCGGATATTGGCCGCTTCCTCCGGGTTTACCACCAGCTTCTTTGTGTTGATACCCTCCATCTTGATAGGCTCCGTATGGAAGCCGTAGGGGGCTTTCCCGCCCATCTTGAAGCCCCGTTGACTGCGGGAGTAGTAAGCGTCCGTCACCCGCTTCTGTATCGTTTCCCGTTCAAGCTGGGCAAACACGATACAGATATTTAACATGGCCCGCCCCATCGGGGTGGAGGTATCAAACTTTTCCGTGGAGGACACAAACTCCACGTTGTACTGCTGGAACAGTTCCATCATGTTGGCAAAGTCCAGAATGGAACGGCTAATCCGGTCAAGTTTGTAAACAACGACCTTAGCAATCAAGCCCCGCTTAATGTCCCGCACCAACTCTTGAAATTTCGGGCGGTCTGTGTTCTTGCCGCTGTACCCCTTGTCTGTGTATTCCTTGCAGTTACCGCCTTTCAATTCATATTTGCAAAACTCAATCTGGCTTTCAATGGAAATGCTGTCCTTCTTGTCAACCGATTGTCTTGCATAAATTGCGTCTATCCGATTGTTCATTTGTCGCTCCTTTTCTTCAAAAAGAAACGGAGCTGCTGACAGTACTATTATACCGCCAGCAGCCCCGCAAATCAATGTTGTCGTTGGAAAACCTTACGCCCCGGCTTCCTCCGTCCGCCGCTTGTCGGCATATTTGCGGAACACGTCATAAAGCTGCTGCTCCAATTCCCGGCGTTTCGCCGCTTCCTGTTCCGGGGTGAATACTGGGGAGAGATTTTCCAGCGTGATTTCCTTTCCCTGAAAAGTCACGACCTCTGTTTCTTTTCTGTACCTGATACCGCTTATAAAATCACCTATCCTTTCCATATTGCTGTTGTCGTTTCAGTTCTGCCAACACATCGGGCGGAATACGGTCAAGTACCCTCTGGATATTATGTAATTCGCTTTCCAGCTTCGCCCGTTCCATCGTGTCTTTCATCTTACCTTTTTCGCTGGCCTTTGCCCTTGCTTCCAGCTTGCGGTTTTCTTCCAAAAGATCATTTATCGTGACCTTGTACTTTTTCAGTTGCTCGGAGAAATTCTCCATCTGCGGGAACCATTTTTTCAGCATGGCTAGGGCTTCCTCTTTCTTCTTCCCGGCGTTCAGCGGGCCGATACCGTCCAACGCCTTTTCAATGGCCTTTGCCTGTTTGGAGAGATTGACCGCCTGTTTGAAAAGCCGGGTGGGGATATGCTTGCGGCCCGTCTTGCTGGCGCTTTCGCCACGCTCCAAGTCCGGGTATTTCTCCACCATATAGGCGTGAAAATCGTCTTGCCACCTCGTCAAATTTGCCCGGTTACCTATAATTTCTTTGGCGCACAAGCGGTTGTCTTTCGTCAGCGGCACAAAGGCTAAATGCAGATGGGGCGTTTTCTCGTCCATGTGAACCACCGCCGACACGGTATTCTCCCGGCCTACCCGCTGGATAAGGAAATCAGCCGCCCGCTGGAAAAAGGCTTGTATCTCCTTTGGTGGCTTGCCCCTGAAAAACTCCGGGCTGGCGGTTATGAGCGTGTCCACAAACCGGGTGCTGTCCTTGCGGGTACGACACCCGGCCTGTTCAATGCGGCTCTGAATGAAATGATAATAACGGCCCTCCGGCTTGACGATATGGAAATTGTACTTGCTCTTTGCCGTATCAATATCCGGGTTGCTGGCATACTTCTATTTTTGCCGTTCGTGATGGGCTTCCAGCGGCCTTGCCGGGTTGCCCTTATGCTTTGCAAATCGCAGGATTGCGTATTGCGGCAATCTATCAATCCTCCCTCCTGCGGACTGTTCGGGGGCTGTTTCGGGGGCGGGGCGTACAAACACATAGCCCCGCCCCGGACAGCCCGGAAAAGTCCTTGATTTATGGGCTTTTGTCAGCCCCTATTTGTCCGTGTTCCAGCGGCGTTTCCGGTCGCTGGAGTTCTTCTGCCGCCTATGTACCCGTTTGGCACAGGCTTCACAGTATTTCGCCCGGTTGGAACGGGGGACAAATGCCGCCCCGCACTCGGTGCACCGCTTCACGCTGGTGCTGCGGAATATCTCCGCTTCCAGCGCGTTGTCCTGCGGCAGCACCGCCCAGCGGAACCACTTGCAGCAGACGGAATAGGAGATGGTCTGCGGGCAAGTGCAGGTGTCCCCATCGTCCAGCAACAGGCAGTTGCCATTCTCATAGTTGCAACAGGTTTTCCGAATGAGGGCGTTGGCCCGTTTCCTCTGCGCCGAGGTCATACGGGGCAAGCTGCCGCCCGGTGTGCGCTCTATCTCTGGTAGTTTTTTGCCCATGCGTTCCTCCATTTTCGTTTTACTGCCGTTTCCCCGAAAGCCGTTCCTACCCCCTCCCGGCGGCGTGTTCCGGCGTTGGTACGCTGGCCTGCTTCGGGCCAAGTTGGCCCGAAGTGACTTCTGGACATTTTGTCCACAAGTGGCGGCGTCATGGCGATACTTCTCCAGCCGGTGGTATCTCTTTCGGACGGTCATTCACTTGTGCTTGTCCATCGATGAACTAACACAAGTCTACACTTTTTTGACCGCCCGTCCCGTATATCCGAAAGGTTGGAAATCCCGCTGAAAAACGCACTATTTCCACGCTCTCGGATTTGTGGTAGAATGAAAGAAACAGTAAGCCGACAAGGAGGGTGCGTCATGAAAATGCCAGCAGAAAAAATTGATATGGCTATGTTTGCCCCCTGCGGCATGAACTGTTTGGTCTGCTATAAGCATTGTTATTATAAAAAGCCGTGTGCCGGTTGCTTGAACAGCGACATGGGCAAACCGGAACACTGCCGCAAATGCAAGATAAAGGATTGTATTAAGGGTAAAGGGCTGTCCTATTGTTTTGAATGTCCCGACTATCCCTGTAAGCTGATAAAAAACCTTGAAAAGAGCTACAACAAAAGGTATCTGGCAAGCCTTATGGAGAATAGCGAGTTTGTTCGTCAGCACGGTCTGGAAAGGTTCATGGAACAGCAGAAAGGGAAATATACTTGCCCCAAATGCGGGGGTATCATTTCTATCCATGACAGAGAGTGCCGCGAGTGTCAAGAAAGCATGAAATAAGCATAAGAGGGGGTGTGCAGATTGGCGTTGACAATACAGGAACGCCTAAAAGACCTGCGTGTGGAGCGTGGCCTGACGCTGGAACAGCTTGCGGAGCAGACCCAGCTTTCCAAATCTGCGCTGGGCAGCTATGAAGTGGATGACTTCAAGGACATCAGCCACTATGCCCTTATCAAGCTGGCGAAGTTTTACGGCGTGACCGCCGATTATCTGTTGGGGTTGACCGAAACAAAAAATCACTCAAACGCCGATCTTGCAGACCTGCGTTTGAGTGATGAAATGATTGACCTGCTGAAAAGTGGGCGAATTGATACCGCCTTGCTTTGTGAACTGGCGGCGCACCCGGATTTTGTGAAGCTGCTGGCCGATATACAGATTTATGTGGAGGGTATCGCCGCCACACAGATACAGAACTTGAACGCATGGGTAGACGTGGCGAGGGCTGAAATCGTGGAGAAGTACCAACCGGGTGAGCATGACAAGACTGCCGGAGTGCTGCAAGCCGCCCATGTGCGGGAGGGCGATTATTTCAGCAGCCGGGTACATCACGATATAGACGCTATCATGGAGGACATACGGGAAGCCCACAGGGGCAGGAGCGACAGCGCCCCGGAGAATACCATTGTGGACGAACTCAAGCGGGATTTAGAGGAAGTGGCGAGCTTCAAGGGCAGCCGGGCGGAACAACTGTTGATGGTATTTTGCAAGCAGACAAAGCTGCGTTATAGCAAGCTGACAGAGGAAGAAAAACAATGGTTAACCCGGATTGTCCAAAAATCCGAATTGGCAAAAAGCTATTTGCCGCAGAGAGGTAAGAGAAAATAACAAGTACGCATTAGGCGGAGAAGGCGTACAAATAGAATGTTGAAATAATGAAAAGGCAAAGGATGGGCGGGATATGATGGAGGGATTGTTTTGGCTGGTCTGCCATATGGACGGTGACACAATCGACTGGAATGAGGATTGGGAAATCTATCACTTATTTGCAAAAAGCGACGCGATAAGCCATAAGGATGCATGGATGCAATTCGCACAAAACACAGAGAAACGTTTTCGTAGGTTTGAATATGATTATTATCCACGTGGGCGTGTCGTAGTGCGAAATGGCACAGCTACGGTATTTCTAAATCGTCATATAGCCACTGATGAAGTGCTTGCGACAATCAATCAAGTATTCGGGCTGACTTCTCCTAAAGTACATGCCGAAGGCAGTAGGCATTATGAGTGCTATATAGATAAAGACAATTCTTGACATGAAGGATTAAACAGAAGTACGCCTTATTGGTTATAAGACGCAACCGCATAACTGGGGAGATAGCAAAGCCAGCCGAGCCAGTCAACGGTCAAGATGAACGGCGCTTACAGCGCCGCCGTTGACAGCCTCGCCCGCCTTTGCTGATGGGTTATCAAGACGGGAAAGCCCTAAAATGGCTTTCCCGCCCATTTCAATTTTGAGAGGACGAGCAGCCCCACAATAACTTTGTCGGCGGACAAGCATAGTATGGGATTGTCCGCCTTGTCTACCCATTCAGCGGGACGGCGGCGGCGGTCAAGGCCGGGCGAAAGCCCGTTCATTTCAGCCTTGACGGGTGCCGTCCGTTCTGCTATTTTTGCTGGGTGTCTATACACAACATCGGGCCAAGTTGGCCCTAAGTCCAGACGAAGGACGAGGGACGGGGGCTTCATATACTCCCTGTCTGCTGACGAAAACAGCCTTGCGCTTGCGGCCTTCGCCCTATAAGCACAGCCTGTTTTCCTGCCATTTCAAATGCCGTTGCCCTCCCCGGCGGCAACGGCATTTTCACGGCAACGCCGACAGTGCGTATAACACACTACACTTTGCTACGCAAAGTCGTGTGCCAAAAGGGGCGTTGCCCCCTTTGGATTTCCCCACAACAAAACGGCGCTATGCCCCTTGCCGGGAGCATAGCGCCGTTTGTTGTCAGCAGCCCGTTTCACGGTCTGCGTGTAGTCTCTTGTAAACTGACCTAAGGAATTGAATAAATGACGGCAAACGCTCAAACCCCTTGAAAACAAAGGCTTTTTCCGTTTGTCGCTATTATACCGTAACGGCACACCTTTGCCACCCTGGCCCTCCAGAACGGGGTGGACGTGAAAACGGTATCCGGGATGCTGGGACACTTCAGCGCTGGGTTCACCCTGGACACCTATGCCCATGTGACCACAGCCTCCCAGCGCCAGGCAGCAAAGACCATGGGCGGCATCCTCTCTGCTAGTCTCCAGCCCTGACCACTCCGAAATCCCGTATGGGTCACGGCTTAGGTCAGACGAAAACAGCAAAAATAATCAGGCCAAAAAAGTAATGAAAATTAGAGAAAACCCGTCAGAATCCACGGATTCTGACGGGCTTATGGTTGCGGGGGATGGATTTGAACCACCGACCTCCGGGTTATGAGGTGAGATTCCCTCTTTTTACCTCCTTTTATAGTTTCTCATAGTCCCTGATATTCCAATGGTTTGCGGGTTTGCTTCTGTCGCAGTCTGTCATAGACTGCGGCGTTTTTTTATATTGTTGTGCGCCAAATGTGCGCTAAATACGCCCCTTATTCCTTAACCCATACTCCCCTCCCCAGGCTGTTTTCCGGGGGGAGGGATTTTATTTGTGCAATATGGCGAAAAGGCAATTTTCCCTTGCGAAAATCAGAATATATATTCAGTCTACGTTGAATAAGATTATCATTTTTAGTGACTGAATTGCCATTTTTTCTTTTTGAACTATTTGCAGCTATGATTTGTGCAAATTTTATGCGCAATTCTTTATTTAAGTAGTATGGTTTGCTTTTTCGTACGGCACCGCATATAATTATATCAAAGGACGCAAACGCGCGTTCGATTTTATGAAAGGATGTGTTGTTTCGATGCGAATGAGAACGATTGACCAAGCGGCCGAGTATGTCAGGGCCATTGACCCTGAGACAGCTTTGACCAAGACGGCGATCAGGCGGAAGGTGATTGCAGGGGAAATCCCCAGTTCAAAAGCCGGGAGAAAGTATCTGCTGGATTTGGACAGGCTGGAGGAATTTCTGCTTAACCCCCCTACTGGTACTGAGGTTCTGAGGGGGTAATCACATGTCGAAAGTAAAAAAGATGGCCCACCCCAGTGCTGGAACACTGGAGCAGGCCGAGCGGGAAAGTCACTGCGCAAGCGGCAATTCCCGTAACAAGCATATCACCCAGGGCCCTAGCGGTCAACGGAAAGTTGCGGATCTTCTCAGCCACGGGCGCGAGAATGCGATACCCCGCCGGGAGCTGGAGAGGCTGACGGGCCTGGACGGGCGCACGGTGCGCCTGATGATCGAGCGGGAGCGGCGCGAAGGGGTGCCCATTCTGGCGGATAACGCCACGGGGTACTATCTACCCGCCACCGAGCACGAACGGGCCGCCTGCGTGCGCTCCATGCGCCACAGGGCTGGGGAGATTATGAAGTCAGCCCAGGCCATTGAACAGGCAGAGAGGTGATACCATTGGGTGATCCTCTCAACTATTTACTTGAGCTCGGCTTCACGCTGGACGAGGTGGAAACGCTGAAAAACCGAAACGACTTCACCTGCCAGCAGATGGCGGACGCTGCAAAGGCCGTTGTGGACAGAGGAGGCAATCCTTTGGAGGCTTTTGGCCCGCGTGCCACAGGTTGGGAGAAGCCGATCCCCCTTTGACGAAATTCAGACCCCGGATTTTCCGGTGGAAGCACTTCCCGGCCCGCTGGGGGCCTTTGTGGAGTGTCTGGCCGAGAGCACACAGACCCCGGAGGAAATGGGCGGCACGTTATCGCTCGGCGTGTTGGCAACGGCATTTCAGAGAAGATATGAGGTTGAGGTTACCCGAGACTGGCGGGAACCGCTTTGCCTCTATTCCTCCGCAGTTGCGCCCCCTGGTGAACGAAAGAGCGCCGTAATCTCCGCGCTGAATAAACCAATCTATGAGTATGAGGCCGAGGTCAGAGCGGCGGAGGCCGCCGAGATTACACAAAACCAGACCGAGCGGTCCTTGCTGGAAAAGGCCCTGGAGGCGGCCAAGAACAGCGCCGCCAAAGGTAAAGCGAACTTCGAGGAAATGCGGGCGGAGGCTTTGGAGCTGTCCGCGCGACTTGCGGAGTTTAAGGACAAGCACCCCTTTCGCCTCCTGGCGGACGATACCACGCCGGAAAAGCTGGTGGACATCATGGACGCGCAAGGCGGCTGCATCACCGTGTCCTCCGCCGAGGGCGGAGTATTTGACAGCATGGCGGGGCGCTACGAAAAGGGAGCCAATTTTGATATTTACCTAAAGGGCCATTCTGGTGATCCGATTACCGTTGACCGGATCGGACGGAAAGCAAACCACATAAAGGCCCCGCGCCTGACTATGATGCTTACCATTCAGCCGGACGTTCTGAATGGGGTAATGAATAACTCCACCTTCCGGGGGCGGGAATTGTGTGGAAGATTCCTATATGCCGTCTGCAAATCAAAAGTTGGACACCGGGCAATCTCCCCGCCGCCTGTCCCTGACCGTGTGCGTGATGAATACCGGGCGTTTGTGCGCCGGATTCTGAGCGATCAGGGGAGCGGTATCATCAGGCTTTCCCCGGAGGCTGACGAGGTGCGCAAGAGCTACCAGGCGTACATAGAAAAGAAGCTGGGCAACGAGTGGGAGTTCATGCGGGACTGGGGCGGCAAATTGACCGGGGCCGTTGTCCGTATCGCGGCGCTGATGCACGCAGCGGAGTGCCTGGGGCCGCCCACAGACTCCCCCATAAGCGCGGAAACAATGGCCTCAGCTACAAGTCTCGGGGAGTTTTTTTCCGGCCACGCAGAGGCCGCCTATCAGCTCATGGGGGCAAACGAAAGCCAAGCGGATGCAAAGTATATTCTAAAGCGGCTGCCTGCTGTCCGGCTGAATAGGGTGACTCGCTCAGAACTAACCAGGCTGTGCCGCGGAAAATTTGGCAAAGCGGAGGACATGACAGCAGCCTTGAATATCCTGGTAGAGCGCAGATACCTCCAGGAAGTTGAAACCGATGTGGGGTATAACAATCGGACTCAGATAGCATATTTTCTTAACCCGGCTATAGCTGGAAACGATGGAAACAATGGAAATGATGTGGCATAAATTCCATCATTTCCATGATTTCCACAAGATGCGCAGGACAAAAAGTAAGGGAGACAGCGAAACAATGAATGATGCTACATACAACGCATTAGTGAAGATTGCGCAGGCTTTGGAGGAAATTGCGGAGCACCTGGAGGTGATCAGCAATGAGCTGAATGGAGATTCCAATGGGTAAGGCAAGCCAGCGCAAGGGCCGTGCGGGTGAGCTGGAGCTTGCCCGGCTCCTCCAGGGATACGGCTACGACGTGCAGCCGGGCCGGGCGCAGAGCTATGGGGAAGTGCCGGACTTGTCCGGCCTCCCCGGCGTACATATCGAGTGCAAGCGCAACGAGCGGCTGAATGTGCCGGAGGCTATGGCCCAGGCCGTCCGGGACGCGGAGCGGTTTCAGGATGGAGCGCCCACCGTGTTCCATAGGCGTAACCGCTCCGGCTGGCTGGTGACGCAGCGCCTTGAGGACTGGATGGAAATGCACAAAAATTCACACATAAAAAAGGAGAACTGAACCATGAACGAAAAGATTATTCAGATTATCCCTGCCCCTGCTGATCTGTGGGCGGTATATGCGAAAGAGACGAACGAACCATTAAGCGAGGGCGGTGTGTGCCGTGTGGCTTGCCTTGCCCTGATGGAAGATGGCGAAACCGTTCGGGCTATGGTAGCCGATGGAGATGGAATTATAGACTTTGCCGACTGCGCCGACAACTTTGCCGGGTTCACCTCCGACAACGGCCAGCCGCACGTGTGCTAAATTTTGCTCTATACCGAGATTTCGGAGGCCCTAAAAAGGGCGCTCCTATAACCCGATTTGTAATGCCCTAAAAAGAGAACCGCCCCCAGCGAATGAGAGCGGCCCCCGTGGTAGAGTGTGAGCTTGTCACTCATATTCTACCACGAAAGGGGCGGCAAGACAATGAGCAATGAAGAACTAGCGGTGGCGATCCGAGCGGGCGAGCGGGACAAGCTCATGGAGCTTTGGGGACAGGTGCGGCGGCTGGTGCATGATATGGCATACAAGCGTCTGAGAGCCACAAACGGGGCCGGGGGTGTCACGCTGGACGATCTTATGCAAGCGGGCTTCCTGGGCTTCCTGGAGGCCGTGAGGGCCTATGACCCGTCGGCGGGGTTCCGGTTTACCTCATACCTCACTTACCCGGTAAAATCGGCGTTCAGTGAGGCGGAGGGGCGGCGGAGCGAAAAGCAGAAGCGTGACCCCATTTTCTCCGCCGTCAGCATAGACGCCCCGCTCGACGAAGGAGAGGGCGAACCGCTCACCCTGGCCGATGTGATACCAGACCCACGGGCGGCGGAAGCCCTGGAGGGTGTTGGAGTATGGGATACCCTTCACAGAGCCGTGGAGGGCTTGCCAGAGGGCCAGAAAGAGGAAATCCGGCGGCGGTACTGGCTCAACCAAACCACGGCGGAGATCTCGACGGCTACCGGCGTACCGGAGAAGGAGGTGCGCAAGCTGGAGGCGGCAGCCCTGCGGGCCCTGCGTCACCCCAGGATATCAAGGGGACTGAGGGCCTATATGTGAATTGGCGTATTTCGTTGGTTTCTGGCGGCTTTGAAAGGGGGAGGATACTTTGCATCTTTACATAGTATTTAGGCATAAAAGCAACCAGGAGGGGAAAAGTGTATTTTCGCTGCAATAATGGGGGGTGGAATAAAACCCATGAGCAGGTGGAGCAGATGCCGCGCATAGACAGCTTTGAGTTAAAACACACCCACGCATGGGGAGGGATATTCTGCGGAGGGAAATACCTGGACATTTACCAGGACAATGATTTTTGCGAGATATTCCCCCCAAGAGGATACAAAATCAGGCTATCCCACAAAGCCAACGGCTACGGCGGGCAACAGACCTTTTTTCTTTGCCCTGGATGTGGCATGAGAGTGCGCTATCTGTATGTGGCCGGGCGGAAAGGCTTCTTGTGCCGGAAATGTGCAAAGCTGAATTACAAAAGCCAGCAGCAGACAAAGGACAGCATGGTTGACTATTGGAATGGAATGAACTATGTAAAAAGATACCTGAACCTTCCGCCGTGGCCGGTTGATGGCTTTTCCTTTGTCCGTTTCCGTCCAGGTAAACCGAAATGGATGCACGAGAGCACCTATCAGCGGCATTTGATCCGGCTTTCCCGCTACCAGCTCCGACACGGGAAGCGGCTGGCCGAGGATCTGGCCCGGCTATTTAGATAACTCGAGAGAGGAGCGCGAACCCCGAGCGAAGCTAGAGAAATCACGCATTTTTGAGCACCTAAAAAAGAACTGAACAACGAGCGAACAGAGAGGAATCCAAGATTTCCGAGACCATAAAAAAGGAGGGGCAATTTAGCCCCCCCTCCCTCGGAAGTAACTGGTACACCCAGGGGGGAACGGCGTGGGTAGACTTTTCCAATAGACCGCGCCCCACAAAAGAAAAACCGAGATTTCCGAAACCATAAAAAGGAATTGTTGTACCCCCCTCCCTCCAGGGCGGCGGAGCATGCCCAGGGGTAACGGCGAAGGGAACCTTTTCCAACTCTAGGGTGAAATACAGAAAAAGGGGGCCGCTGGGCGGCTCCCCTTTCTGTCTCTCTATCCCCCTTCCAGTTCCATGAGCAGCTTCACGGCCTCCAACCGCTCCCCCGGCGCAGCGTTATGGTCATCCCTGATCTGCCGCAGGGCGGCAAGCTGGGCCTCCCTCTCCCGCTCCTGGCGGAATTTCTCCGCCCTCTGGCGGCGTTCCTCTTTGTTCATCAAATCACCTCCACACACAGCCCCAGGGCCAGCTTGAAGCCGTTTACGAAGCCCTGGCACTCCATAGCTACCCCGTAGCTGTCCACGTCCACCTCGTCGCCCACAGTGTCCACAAGGGCGCGCCGGGCCTGTCTGGCCTCCTCTGTGCGCCGGTAGTAGTCGCACAGGCTGGGGCCGTCCATCGTGTCCGGCTCCTCGCTGCTGGCGGCGTGGTACAGCGCGGTTATAATATCATCCATGATTTCTTGTCTCCTTTCCCTGTCTATATGCCTCGTTGCACCAATACTGCACACACGCATAGAAGTGTTTAAGTACAGGCTTTTCCAACTCTTCCAGCTTGCCTTTTCGGGCGTAGAACTCGGCGGTATCTTTTAGCACGTTGCTTGGTTCCTCGCCCTTCATACCCGCGTCAAATTCCAGATTGAAAAGCTCAACATATTCGCCCAGTAATTCCCGTTGAAAATCATCGAACTTGCGGCCCGCTCTTTTCTCTTGGTCGGCGATAAAAGTCTCCACCGCAACAGGAAATGTAATCATGCTCTCACCAGCCCCTCGCGGCGCTCGATGTCCTCCAGGGCGCGCTTTATAATCGTCTCTGGCTTTGCCACCTCCTCAGATATATAGATCGCATACTCTTTCGTCTCAAAGTTATAGCTAAAGAAACTCTTTCCGGGGTAACCATAGAACACTTTGACATTGTGGGCCGCCCCGGTGTGTATTGTCTCCATTGGTATCTCCTCCATCTTGAAATCTGGAGGGGGCCGTGGTACAATGCCCTTGACCCCCTCCAGGGTGGTTATGGGCTCTTATACGGCGCTTGTGGAAGGGTGGCCGTGTAAGGGCTCTTTCATTTATGCCACGCAGAAGCGGCGGGCGGTGCTGGTGCGGGTGAAGCGGGCCGCCACCTCCGGCAAGGCCGCTCTCAGGGCCGCAGCGTCCAGCCTGGAGGATGTGACGGGCTTCCAGGTGATTTTATACTCCCCCGCCCGCAGTTCCTCCCGCTCGCCCATGTGGGCCTTGATAACATCCCGGATGCCCTCGGCCTCTGCCTGGGCCTCCTCAATCAACTGCTGGAGCTGACGCAGCTCCCGGATCTTCATTTCCAGTTCGTTGGTGCTCATGGTGTTGACCTCCTTGCAAAATAAAACAGACGGCACCGAATATCCGGCACCGTCTGGTATGTACTGTTTAGTTGGCTTTCTTTAAGTCAGATATTTCACGGGTGTGCTTTTTGAGCATGGCATAGTGTAGGTCAAGCTGTTCTTGCATTGCATCCAGATCTTCTGCCCCCGGTAATTTCTCCTTCAAAATGTCGAGATCTTCCGCCAGCAGATTGAACCTAGTTTGAACATCCGTGTCAAGCAGGGCCTTCACATCCTGCATGATTTCTTTCCGTTGCTGGGCTAGTTTAGCATCCATCATCTGGCCGATGGCCTCCAGCAGCTCCTTGTCTACCATCTTTATCACCCCTTGTCCTGATTATACGGTGTCGGATATTCGGTTGTCAAGGTTCGTGTCTAAGGTGTGGGCCCCGGTACTGCGGCGGTTTCGTTTATTTCAACGGCGTGGCGGGCTCCCGGGGCTCTGTCCCTCTTGACAGTATGAATTATAGCATATCTTGCGCACGATAACAATTGGCATCATGTACAGTCTTGCGCACGATTATTTGTTCAGATTTTATCTTGCGCACGATTGACGTTTATGCTATAATATTGGCATGATGGGAGGGGTGCCGGAAATTCCCCGCACCCCAGGAAGGAGGTCAAAATGGCAGGGAAAACCGACTATAAAAACCAATGGCAAAAGGACAATGTGGATCGAGTTAATTTAACTATGCCAAAAGGAAAGAAGGACATCATCAGGGCCCACGCAGAGGCCCAGGGGGAGAGCACCACGGGATTTATTAACCGGGCCATAGACGAGACTATGGAGCGGGATAAATCCGTTCCTGGGGCCGCTGGTGAGCCCACAGAGGACAGAGCATGAAAAAGCCGCCCCTGGTGCTGTGAACACCAAAGGCGGCAAGAGCGATTCAGACCCAACAGAAGAATCAAAACCGCGCCCCTATTGTACCATACCGGGCGCGGGTGGACAAGGAGGATTCTATGGCAAATATCAAGAGGTTAGACGGCAAGACCGGAGTCAGTTTCAAGATTACCGTCGCAAAGGGCCGTGATATGGCCGGAAAGCAGATCCGGCATTATAAGACCTGGACACCAGAGCGCCCCATGACAGAGCGGCAAATGGAGAAGGAAGTGCAGCGGGTAGCGTTTGAGTTCGAGCGGGAAATCGAGTTAGGTTTTCAGGCCGACAACCGCCAGACCTTTGCCGAGTATGCCGCGTATGTGCTGGAGTTGAAGGAGCGGGCCGGGGATAAATACCGCACCCTGGAACGGTATGGGGAGTTGATGGAGCGCATTATACCGGCAATCGGCCATATAAAGCTGGTAGACCTACGCCCGCAGCACCTCAACGCCTTTTATAAAGCCCTGGGGGAAGAAGGGGTAAGCCGCAGGGCTGACAAAGCCCACACGGTTGTTGACCTCTCGGCTATGCTCAAAAAGCAGGGGTTGAGCCGGGCAAAGGCCGCAGAAGCGGCAGGGGTAGCCGCCACCACCATCACGGCGGCCTGTCAGGGAAAGCGGATTGAACTGCCCACCGCCCAGGCAATCGCCCGAGTGTTGGGGCAGGATGTGGGCAAGCTGTTCCAGGTGGAAAAAGAAAGCTCCAGCCTGTCCAGCAAGACAATCCTGGAGCACCACCGGCTGATCCGCACTATACTGGCCCAGGCCGAGCGGGAAATGCTGGTGCCATACAATGCAGCGGCAAAGGCCACGCCGCCAAAGACCACAGCAAAGGAAGTGAATTACTTCCAGGTGGAGGACGTTATCCGCATCCGGGAGGCCCTGGAGCGTGAGCCCTTGAAGTGGAAGGTAATCACCCACCTTCTCCTCATAACAGGGTGTCGCCGGGGTGAAGTCATGGGACTTCGGTGGAGCCGGTTAGACTTTGGCAACAGCCAGATCCGCATTGACACCAATCTGTTGTACTCTCCCAAGCGGGGCATATATGAGGACACCACCAAAACAAGCACCGTCCGCTTTATCAAACTGCCAGCCGAGACCATGAACCTATTGAAGCAATATCGCGGCTGGTATCTGGAGCAGCGCCTAAAGAATGGCGACCGCTGGCACGACACCGACTTCCTGTTTGTGAAGGACAACGGGGAACCGATGATTCCCGACAGCATAACGGCATGGCTACGCAAGTTCTCCATGCGGCACAACCTTCCCCACATCAACCCCCATGCGTTCCGGCACACAATGGCTTCCATCCTGATCAGCGAGGGAAAGGACGTGGTGGCCGTCTCTAAGCGCCTGGGCCACGCGAAGGTGAGCACCACCACCGACATTTATTCCCACATCATCCGTCAGGCAGACGAGCAGGCCAGCGAGTGCCTTGCCGACGTGATGCTCAGACCTGCACAGAAAAAGGCCAGCGGATAA